TTTCACGTTGAGACAGCGCGACATGTGCGGCACGTGCATTCCAACAAACCGAGCACATGCCGACTGGTCATCGGGTTCGTTAAAGCCGCGCTTGGGCCGATGTTCCCAGCACCACCGCACTGCTTCGCGCTTGCTACTCCATGCGCGCACAACTTCTTCATTCACAAATCGGACATTCGGGAGCATCTGAATCCACGGCATTTCTGCTTGCGAAATGTTATTCATGGTTTTCTCGTTGCCTTACAGGTTGAAGGGAGGCGAAGATAAAGGGGTCGCTAGAACCCCTCTGAACCTCGCTATGACCATCAACCCCCGATTCCTGGTGAAGTCTTCTTCTTTGGCTCGCCTAGACGGCGCGAGCTTCTTTGCGCTTTCTTTCCGAACTCCCGCCCGTAATGCGGCCGGGGGCGCACAGAACCTTGCGAAGCGTCACCCAATCCTCGTTAGGATTAAGTTCCTCGCACGGAACACCTGTAACCTGCTCAATGGCGGCGCACATGCCCGCATCACTTACAATCCCGGTTTTCTTCCAGTACGCGACCATCTGTTGCTTCGCGCCGATAGATGCGGCGAGCTTGACCTGCGACCCGGCTTCTTTAATCGCCTTGTCGATGCCAGACTTCGGTTCGGAGGATGGTGGTTTATTCATGGCTCGCGTTTGGTTGATCTACAAGCGTATTTGTAGCACAACGACAAACGGTCTACAAGCCTTTTTGCAGCCCATTGGTACAAAATGTTTTGTATGAACACGTATACGGACCGCCTTGAACTGGCGATGAAATCTGCAGGATTGAATCCACGCACGGACCAAAGTGAACTGGCCCGGCGCGTCGGGGGAGGCGTCAAGCCTCAAACGATTCAATACCTGCTAAACCACGAGAAGAACGCCAAGGGGAGCACTTACACGCCACAGATCGCTGCGGCGCTTGGCTGCGATCCGCTCTGGCTGGCAAAGGGCGTTGGTCAACCCCCTTCGTTGCACACAAACCACGATTCAGCACTTACTGATAAGTCGAAAAAGCGTCACAGTTCGGGCATGATTGCCGAATCGAATCCTGTGCGAACGGATAGGATCGGTAACAACGACGGTGATCGGGAGGATAGCCGTCTCGCCGCTCCCCGAACGGGAGACAATTTCTCGGTGGGGCCAGACCTGCGTGACAGGCGCTACCCCGAGATATCGTGGGTACAAGCTGGAATGTGGACCGAAATTGCAGATAACTTTGTCCCAACAGAAGACACGCGTCACTACCGCTGCCATATCGACCTTGGCGCTGACGGCTATGTATTGCGCGTGGATGGTTTGTCTATGACTGCGCCGTATGGCGTCTTTCCCAGCTTCCCGCCAGGTATGCTTTTATACGTTCGTCCGCACGAGGATGTGGTGCCGGGAAAGCATGTGATCGTTCGCCGCAACGGGAACACTGCGACCTTCAAGAAGCTCACGGTTGTCGATGGCGAGCTGTTCCTTGAAGCGCTCAACCCGGACTGGCCGAACCGCTACATGAAAGTGCAGGCCGACGATGTGTTCTGCGGTGTCGTCATGCACGCCGGATTCGATTTGTAGCAAGTCAGCAACACTTAGTTACATTTCTACAAGAGGCCCTGCGAATCGCGGGGCTTTTTTTCGCCTGTGCCTACAAAAATATTTGGTGAAAGTGCTTGCAATGCTACAAGGCTGTTTGTAGAATGACTCACATCAGCAGAGCAAACGCCGGAGTGATAGATGAGCCAGCAAGCCTTGATAGAAGTGAGCGAACGCGAGATTGGCGGCGAACCCGTCCAGTCCGCGGATGGCAGAGAGCTTCATGCCTTCCTCGGGATCGCCAAAGATTTCAACCAATGGATGCGCGAGCAGATTGCCCGTGCGCGCCTCGTCGAAGACCGCGACTACCTGACCTACGAAATGGTAGTGCAGCTCCCCAGCGGGTCGAAGCGTCGCAAAGAGTGTGCTCTGACCATCGAAGCCGCAAAGCATATCTCCATGATGAGCGGTAGCGACAAGGGTTTCGAAGTCCGCGAGTACTTCATTGATTGCGAGCGTCGTATCAAGCATAACGCACCGGCCATCGATCTGAATGACCCTTCGTTTCTTCGCACGATGCTTCTCGGCTACACGGAGAAGGTTATCGCCCTAGAGGCCAAGGTTCAGGCTGATGCGCCCAAGGTTGAATTCCATGATCGTTACGCCGTGTCTGGTGGCAACAAGGGATTCCGCGAAGTCGCCAAGTTGCTTAATGCGAACGAGCGCGAGTTCGGCGCCTTTCTGATTAGCAACAACATCATGTATCGCCTGAATGGTCGCCTGACGGCTTACGCCCATCACCAGCACGCGGAGCGCTTCGCGGTGAAGGCCGGGATCGGCAACAACGACCATGCTTTTACGCAATCGATGTTCACGCCGAAGGGAATCGCGTGGATCGCGGATCAATGGGCTAAGTATCAAACAGCAGCAGCATAACTGTCCTCAGCGCCCAGTCCTCGAGATTGGGCAGTGCGGATAGCACTTAGTAAATCGCACCCGGCAGAGCCGGAATTGCGAATGGTTCTTTAACAACGCAGTAGTGAGAGTGTCATCAGTGCTGGTGCTGATGTTAGCAACGTCGAAAGCCTTCGCAGGCATGCGATAGGTGAGGCAATTCGAGCGGGAATCGGCCCGCGCCAAGTAGACGCCAAGTGACGTACACCACGCTGGTAGGCCGCCAGAAGAATGTCGGGAATGAACGGCGTCCCGAGTCGGCGCCAGCACTGACGATACTCAACTACTGCTTCATGGATAAACGGATAGCCCTCGAAAGAGCGCACCCATCCCCGTCCTGCCGGATGAGAGAAGCACAAAAGGCAGAAAACGTCAGCGGCTGGCCCGTTGATCGACCGCGAAAGCGGCGCCCCAGAAGGGCAACCATGGCGATTGGTAATGGTTGCAAAGTTACCGCAGTAATCCGTGCGGGACCGGGAGACTGGTCTCGCACGTGAGCAGTTTTTCGTGAATGGCGTTGTGCGGCGTGGAAAGCAGACACGCAGGGCGCGGTGAATTTTGCCTCACAGCGATAGGTTAGGCCTAGCCAGATAAACGCCCACCCTTAACGCAGCCGGTGTAGCGACCGGCCATAGCGCCATTCACGAAGAATTGCATTCCTCGCCCGGCGGATAACCGGGCATTTCCCGTAGCACATCGTTATAGGGATGGGGCGCGTTACGCCCCTTAACAAATACCCGCGCGCCGCGCTCTGCGGTGCGCAATTCGCACTCCTATTCAGGGGAATGACATGAACAAACACACACCAGGACCGTGGGAGTTCGATCCTAACGGCGGGTTGCCCGTTATCCAGATTTACTGTCTGGACGGGAAGAACCCGTTTCACGGCCACCGAAGTGAGGAAGAGTGTGCTGCAAATGCACGTCTCATGGCTGCGTCGCCGGATCTGCTTGAATCGCTCGACCGCCTTCAGCGTGCCGTCGATATGTATTTCGGCCCGAGCAAGGTTGGTGAGGCGTGGCCGACATTCTTTGACGCGCAAATGCGTGCCGCTCGCGCCGCAATCGCCAAAGCTACGGGAGCCTGAAATGACCGGCTATCACTCAACCTTCGTAGCTCTGCAATACGCGCTGATGATCGTCACGGACTACATCTGCCGCGACGGCCATCGCATCCGCTGCCGGACGGAGACGATTGATTGGCAGACTAACTTTTGCTGGTGCTGACTATGAGCAAAGACTGGAATGGATTGCCTGATACGGCTCCAGCATGGAACGTCGATGCCGGAGTGCGGGACGCCGTGACACGCGAACAGATCGAGCAGTGGGCAGCGCTGGCCGGATTCACGCCGGCCACATTTACAGAGACGACCTTCGAGCGGTTCGGAGACTTCGCGATCTTCGCGCGCGGTGCACGACTGCCCCCGCCACCCGCCAGCACGAACAGGCTGACGGACAGCGACGTCTACACGCTGATCGGACATGCATCGTTGCTGCGTGGTAACGGCGAAGTGGACATGCCAGCATGGTTCATGGACCTCGCGAAACGCATTGCATTGATCATCGGCGATAAAGAATTGGCAGGCCGAGTCGACGCTATCGCCGCCAAGGAAACGCCATGACCACTCTACAAACTTTCCTCGCTGCCTGGGCGCTAGTCGCCGTCGCTGCTGTCACATTCATCCGTGGCGCCACCAGCCGTCCATCCTCGCGCGAGGAAAGGCGGATAGATCAATTGGAGTTTGAGCAATGAACCAGAAATTACGCGTGTGGTGGATTCCACAAATCCCGATGAAGTCGTTTTACGTGCCCGTCGAGAGCGTCGACGAAGCCAAGAAGATTCTGACCGTGCCGGCCGATTACGACATCTTCCAGTACGAGAACCGCATCAAGGGCGATTACTGCAACGCTGGCGGTCTCGTGACGCTGGAAGATGGCGATTGGGTCGACTGGGAAGACGAGGAAGGCTCCAGCATTGACGAAGTCATGAGGGAGGAAGAGTGAGAAAGCAACACGGGCTCACTCTTCCTGAACTGGCTGCCTTTCTAGGGGCTCTGCTCTGCTTCGCCGGCCTGTTCTACGTGCTGTTTGCTGGCGACATCAAAAAATTCTGGTGAGGCAATCATGAGCGAAGCATCAGAGAAGTGGCTGGCAGAGTCCTTCGCATGGCTTGACGAGCAGCAGGGCAGGCAGGATGCGGTCGACGAGGCTGCGTGGCTGCGCTTTCGTGAGAAGTTGCTGGGGCCGTTTGACTTTTAAAAGGAGATCGCAGTGGAAATCAACATGACTAAGAAGGTTCCGGTTCAGGCGAAGACACTGAAAGTGCACATCAAGGTGTGCGACCGGTTCGGCGCGGATCTGGTCGACCAGCACGGCGAAACGATCCATCAATTCGAAGACTGCTACGTGCCCGACTTCATGCCGGGCGAGCACTACGGCGATTACCTGATTCTCGACATTGACATCGACAGTGGCCAGATCACGAACTGGACCGCGCCGACTGCAGAGGATATCGAGGCGGCGATCGGTGGCGAGGAAAACTGATTTCTAAGCGACGGTCGCTGTGGTTTTTTCTATCGCCGGGGCCCGTGGAATTCGGGCCAAGCGTTGGTGCGCTGTGCGGTCGGTACCGTGCGGCGCAGGCAAACAGGGAGTGCCTTTTCTCCCGCAGTGACGCCGCCGCCGCACTTGATGCTGGCCGCGGTATCAGTATGGCCCCGACTGATACGGGAGGCGGGCCGGCGCTTATACCGGCACCCTGACGCGTGGCATCGCAAGCCGTAGCCAGTCGCCAGGGTCCACACCTAAACAAATAGCAGTCCTATTGGAGATAGCGATGGGAAAATTCGCAAACGCCCAGGCCTGGCGCGAATACGAGGCCAAACAGGATCGCGAGATGGACTCGCATCTGGACGATGAGCCGCCGCTTAGTGAGGCCGAACGTGCCGCGGAATGGGACGACGCGCACTGGGAACGGGTCGACTATCCGCGCACGAATCGGCAGTGGGGATGGGTATGAGCGAGATCAAGCACACGCCGGGGCCGTGGGAGTGGGATGACGATGAGGTTTGGCAAGAAGGATACGACACTGAGCAGCATGCGCCTTGGCTCGTAGGCCCCGAAGGCGAAACGATTCTGACCGGGCAGATTCACTGCCTTAGCGAGTCAGACGCCCGCTTGATAGCCGCCGCGCCTGAACTGATCGAAGCACTTCAATGGATGGCCAATCTTTGGCAATGCATATGTGCCATGAATGGATGGGATCCAGATCACGCGCGCGAGTACCAAAGGGCAAAAGACGTGCTTACCAAAGCTATCGGGAGACAATCATGAGCGCCACCTACGAACGCACAGACGACTACGTCTCAGTCATCTCAGACGCCGGCCGCCAGCGATTGGCTGACGAGCAGCGCCACGCCCACGCCGAGATCCTGATGTGGACTACCGCCGCATCTTTGATCGGTATTGCTGGGCTGGTTCTCTTGAAGATTCATGGAGGGTGAGATGGAAGGCTTGACCCTCGACGATCTGAAGAAGCTGCGCCACATGCTGGGCATGACGTACGAGCGGAGGAATTGGGGTTTCCGCAACTACTACGCAACCAGCGGCGGCGAAGCGATGTTTGCCTTGGATCGACTCGCTCGGATGGGCTACGTCGTGAAGGGCGGGAACAGCGACAGCATGCACTACTACCACGCGACCGAATCAGGCTGTGTTGCAGCCGGTCTGAACGCGAAGCAAATCAAACGGGCATTGGAGGACAACTGACATGAACCTGCAAATGATCGACTTACGCACAGTCACCACAACCGCGCGCCTCACGCAAGCCGAAAAGATGGAAGCGCAAATGCGCCACCTGGCCGCGATGAACGATTCGCAACTGGCCGAGAAGAAGGCGAGGAATGCGCGGCTGGGGCTGACGCCTCGGGTGCACATCGGCAGGTCGTGGATTCCGCCGAGCGTCGCCCGCCAGTTCCATCGCATCGACTGGCTGCGGGGTGCGGCATGAAACCAAAGATCTATTGCTTCTCAAACGTGGTCGGTGGCGGCGATGGTATCGCCTATGCAATGGCCGAGGACGGCGCCGTACTTGGTAGCCACTGGTGCAGCCATGAAGTGTATGTGCCCGGAGACCTGGGAGTGACCGAGGGCAGCCGATCGGATCGCCACGCGAACGACTATTCCCCGCATTACCCGGATGGCTACGAAATGGAGTTCGTGCCGGCGCGAGAGGTGCGGACGCACGAAGGATTGCAAGCCGCTTTCAAGCTGAACAAACAACAAGCCGAAAACGCGAAGGAGGCGTCGTGACCGAATCAACGCAACTGGCTGTCACCGAGCAGCCGCAACAACTGATCACCATCGAGCCGGCCAAGTACGTCGAGCTAGTGTTCGAACCGTTCGCCAAGCGCCTGGCGAATGCGAAGACGCTGGCCGCTGCGGCGGAATTCGATGTGACGACGACTGCGGGGATGGCGGTAGCCGTGAGGCACCGCGCTACCTTCCGCGAGATCCGCGTCGCCAGCGAGAAGGCCCGCAAAGAGCGCAAGGCGCCGATTCTCGAAATCGGCAAGCTGCTGGATAGCCGTCAGAAGGAAATCGAGGCGGAGATCGAGCCGTTCGAATCGCGGTTCGATGCTGCGATCAAAGCTGAAGAGGCGCGAAAGGAGGCAGAGAAAGCATCCAAGGCCGCATCCGAAAAGGCCCGTGTCGACTTCATCCGGAAGCGCATCGGCGAGATTCAGGCGATTCCCTCTGAGTCGGTAGGTCGCTCCGCTACTGATCTTGCCGCCACTATTGAACTGACGCAGATGCTGGAAATCACGCTGGAGGAGTTCGGCGAGTTCTCTGGCGAATGTGAGATGGCGAAGATCGCTGCCGTCGCAAAGCTGGGCGAGATGCTGACGGCGCAGCAGGCGCACGAAGCCGAACAGAAACGCCTGCAGGCCGAGCGCGAAGCGATCGAGCGTCAGCGTGCCGAACTGGCTGAGCAGGAGCGTCAAGCGGCCGCAGCACGGGCCGCACAAGAGAAGGCAGACCGTGAGTCTCGCATTGCCGAAGAAGGCCGCCTAAGCGCCATTCGCAAGGCAGAAGAAGCAGCGCGGCGGGAGGCGCAAGAAAAGGCCGCCGCAGCTATGCGTGCCGAGCAGGAAGCCCACGCCAAGCGCATGGCGGAAGAGCGCGCGAAGTTGGAGCAGGAACAGGCGGCACTTGCCGCTGAGCGTCGCCGGCATATGGAAGAAGCTGAGGCCGCCAGGCTTGAGCAAGAGCGAGTTGCACGTGTGGCGCGAGAGGCAGCAGAGGCCGCGCAGAAACTGGAGACCGACCACGCGGAGGCCCTGATCGAGAATGCAGCCATCGACAAGCTGACCAAGCTGGCCGCAGAGGCGAGGCAGCAGGAAGCTCAGCGTCAAGCTGCCGAGGCCGAAAGCCAGCGTCGCGAGCGCGTGGAGTTTGAGAAGAACGGGCCCGGCGACGTCGAGATCGTCAAGACGCTGGCGAAGCATTACGACGTCGAGATCGGCGACGTCATGGGATGGATCAAGAAATTCGACTACGCCGCAACGGATGAATATTTCGCTGCCGTGAACGTACGGGCAGCAGCTTAACCAACCCTCAACGCGCGGCCGAGTCTCGCGCATGGAGCAATCATGGGCAACATCGTAACGAGCAGCATGACAACCACGCTAGCCGCAAAACTGGCGCAGCGCTTCGGATTGGAAGCAAACCCGGAAGTCTTGGACATTCTCAAGGCGACCGCATTCAAGGGGCAGGTAAGCGATGCGCAGATGAGCGCGTTGCTTGTCGTAGCGACTCAGTACGGCCTGAACCCTTGGACTAAGGAAATCTATGCCTTTCCCGACAAGAACAACGGGATTATTCCGGTCGTCGGCGTCGATGGTTGGGCGCGAATCATCAACGAGAACGCGCAGTTTGATGGTCTGGATTTCGAGCAGGACGACAAGCAATGCACCTGCATTATCTACCGCAAGGATCGCTCGCACCCGATCCGGGTCACTGAGTACCTGGAGGAATGCAAGCGCGGCACGCAGCCTTGGACGTCTCACCCGAAACGCATGTTGCGCCACAAGGCAATGATTCAGTGCGCCCGTCTGGCATTCGGCTATGTCGGTATCTATGACCAGGACGAGGCAGAGCGGATCGTCGATATGGGTCCGGTCAATGAGGTCAAGAAAACGCCAACGCAGACCGCCGAAGCAGCACGCCCGACCGCAGAGCGCACAGAGCGCCACGACGTTCTAATTGGCGAACTCGAATTCATTGCGAAAGAAGGTGGCCCGGATGCGCTTGCCAAAGCATGGGCCGGTGGGGCGTTGCCGAACGGCGACAAGCTTGAGCCGAACGACCGCAAGGCAATCGGAATCGACGAACTCAACCGCCTGAAGGCCATCGCAGGTGCTGAAGACGTCTCAGCCAAGGAGGTAATCGGAAATGACTGATGCAATCGAACAGCGCTCGGATGCGTGGCGCGAACAGCGCGCCGGTCGGATTACCGCATCCTGTTTTATGGATGCTATCGCCGTCACTGAAGCGGAACCCGGTGCGGTCTGGAAATCAGGGCCGCGCAAGGGTCTTCCGAAACTGCCCGAGTCCACAGCGGCACGCGATACCTACATGCGAACCCTGGCCTTCGAGCGCACTGCAGGCATCCCAAGGCATGAGATCGGCAGCAAGTCGCTCCAGTGGGGAACAGACGTTGAAGCGTTCGCTCGCGAGGCTTACGAGCTCGAAACGGGAAACATCGTCGTAGAGAGCGGATTCATCGTGCACCCGCAGTTTGACTTCATCGGTGCGTCGCCAGATGGTCTCGTCAGCACGGACGGCGGCATTGAAATGAAGTGCCCGCACGATGAGCAGGTGCATATCAAGACGATTCTTAGTGGCATGCCCGAAGAGCACATCGGGCAGGTTCAAGGTGCAATGCTCGTGACCGGTCGGCAATGGTGGGATTTCATCTCTTACGACCCACGCCAGAAAGAAAGCTTGCGCCTCTACGTGCAACGCATCGAGCGCGACGAAGCGTTCATTCAAAAGCTTCTGACCGGTCTACTTCAGTTCAATGCAGAGGTCGAGGCGATGATTCGGCAACTTGAGAAACGAGCCGCCTAACTTTACCGCCGCAGCGCGCACGGATTGGCTACGGCGTTTCCCGGTAAGCCACGCAGCGGCCCCATCAAGAGTACGACGCCTCCCCGGCGTCGCGTGTTTAACCGCTGCCGGTTTGGGGCGGTTCTTTTTCTCCCACTAGAAGGAAAACAAAAATGGTTGTTGCTTCCAGAGAAGTCCCGCAGGGCGGCATCAAACTGATCGTCGGCGCTGCCATCGCGGTTGTGACGCTGATCGCGCTGTTCATCCTGTGGCCGTTCGCATCCGTGCCGGCGGGGTACGTGGGCGTGATGACGACATTCGGCGCAGCATCCCCCACCACATACGATCCGGGCATTCACTTCCGCATGCCGATTTCCCAATCCATGCACAACGTCTACATCGGCGTGTACAAGGCCCAGTCCGATGTGGCGGGGTCATCGAAAGACCTCCAGCAAGTGGACATGAAGGTCTCGGTGAATTTCAACATCCTGCCTACTGCAGCGGTAGGCGTCTATTCGAACCTTGGCGGCGATCCATGGGCACAGGTGATGGACCCGGCAGTTCATGACATTGCAAAGGCTGTCGCGGCACGCTATGAGGCAACCGACCTGATTCAGAAACGGGATCAGGTAAGCCAGGAGATGCGCGAGGCGCTGCTGACCCGATTCAAGAATATTGGCGTGAACGTCAGTGCAGTGAATATCGTCGACTTCACGTTCAGCAGGCAGTTCAACGATGCCATCGAGGCGAAGATCACCGCCCAGCAAAACGCCCTGCGCGTCGAGAACGAAATCACGCAGACGAAATGGGAAGCGCAAAAGCGTGTCGTCGAATCGGAGGCGGCGCTGAAGGTCGCTGAGAACACCGCCAAGGCGAATGAACTGATGGGCAAGTCGCTTGAAGCCAGTCCCGCGCTCATCGAGAAACTGAAAGTCGAGAAGTGGGACGGCCATTACCCGACCTACATGATGGGCGGCGCTCTCCCGATGATCCAACTCGGCGGCAAGTAACTAACCCCCTCCGCGCCATCCCCGATAGGCGGGGGCGCGGAAACAATGAGGTCGGCGTAGGCCGGCGAGTGAGATCGACATGCGAATCAACGTGTATAGCCAAGAACTGACCGACGAGGTCATTTTGATCGAGAAGGTCAGCAACACAGGCCTTACCTACAGCGCGGTGCAATTGGTCCTGCACAGCAGCCACAAGCTGCACCACCCGCCAATGGACGACGACCGTAGCGCCGTGACGTTCTGGCTGCCGAAGTCAAAGCATCGCCGCGAAGAACTCGCGCTGGCGTTCGAAAACATGGCTCGCATGGTGCGCAGTGCGACTGACGAAACCGGTCTGGACTGAGAACGAATATGAGCAACGAAACTGGACTGCCAACGCTGAAAGCTGGTGAGGAATTCGTGTGCGCGGATGGGTGCGGAACGACGACCGCCGAGTCGTACGACTTCGAGTATTCGCGTGAAGAGTTTCCCGACGGCCGAGTCGAATCGAAAACCATGAAGGCATGGCGTGCTCGCTGCTGCGGTGCCGATCTGTGCGTCTACAGCAACCTTACCGACAGCTTCATTCCGATCGAGGACTACCGACCATGAGCAATGCAACGACATTAACCGCCCAACAGGCAATCGATTTCATCGAAGGGTTCGAAATCGTCGGAGACAACAACGCCTCCCGCGATCCGACCGAAGAAGAGAAATTTGTTCTGCGCGAGTTCGTTTTGCAACTGTTCGATGAGGCTCGCGTTTCCTTGTTCGCAAAGATTAAGTCCACTTCCGAGGCTGACGCAGCCGATCCACGAGGCGAGTACAAAGGCCCGAACCTTACGTTTGATCGCCTCAACCGGATGCGCGACTTCGCCGCAAAGCAATCGGAGGAAGGCGCGACCACGGTCAAGATCAACGTTGAGACGCTTTTGTGCCTCATCGACACCGTCCAGCATCACGAATACGTTCCTCGCCAATCCGCACCTGTCGCGAAGCCCTAACCGCCTAACAACGCAGCCTTACGGAAACGAGACGAATATGAGCAAACGAAAAATCGCAGATGACCTTGAAGCCGAATATCTGGCTATCGCAAACGGCATTAAGAAGCCCGCAAAGATCGCGCTTGAGCCGATGGTGCGCGCCGTCGAAGCGTTGCGTGCACTCGAAACCATTGCGCCGGCAGCAGATGCGCAGGGTGTGGCGGACGAACTTGCGTCGATGACACGTATGTTTCACGCGGCGTGCGCCGATCTCGGTTTGATCAACGAGACGCTCGGACTCGACCCCGACGATGGCGGTGCCGCGCCGATCATCGAGGCCATCGCAGAACTCAAGAGCCAGATCGCCGCCCCCGCCGAAAAGGTGACAGCCGATGCGGTAGACGAGCGGGCGGCGCATCTGGACTTGCTCCAAGAAGTATTGGACGCCAAGGAGATCATGCTTCAGGCCGGGTGCGCCCAAGCGCCGTTTGCGGAAATGTTCGCGCAGTTCGCAAAACTCGTCCAGCCGTCTGACGCCGCTGCGGAGCCTGTGGCAGAAGTGATCAAGTGGCGAACATTCACGGGCCACGACGCGTGGGATTTCAAGGTGTTCGACAAGACGCTGAAGCACGGCGCGAAGCTCTACGCCGCCCCGCAAGCACCGTCAGCGCTCGTCGATGCGCTGACTACCGGAGCGGTGGAAGGGACGAAACTCGCCGTGTGGTATGGCTCCATGCCGGAAAGCAACGGCAAGAGCAATTGGACAGCGATTCTGCACAACGGCGACATTGCCAGCGGTATTACGCTCGACCGCTCTGAGTATCCGGACCGTGTTCGGTATGAGGCTGATCGCGCTAGGTGGCTGATCGGCGAACTGCCTGACGAGCCTTTCATTCTGGACTATGACGCGGACAAGCACAGCGGCTATACCGCCCCCTCGCCGAAAGCGCCAGCACCGTCAGCCGAGCAGCCGCTGACGAACGCGGAACTGGCTAACGCCGCATCCCGCGCATGCGCATGTCGAACGGCTGCCGATGGATGGATATTCGAGAACGTGGATCAACTCCGCGCCCTTCTCGCTGATCGCGGATCGGAGGAGCAATCGTGACTGACGAACAGCTTATCGACGTTATCGCGTCCGTGTGTGACTTCGACCGTGCGGGCGTAGAGCGCTGGCGCACCGAGGCGCTGATTATCGGACGCGCCGTCGAGCAAGCATCCCGCCGCGCTGCGCTGGAGGAAAGCTGGGAAGCAGTTCACGCCGAGCGCCTCACCGATCCGACCGACTCCACCGACGATATTGCTTACAACGTGGCAGTTCAAGATTGCGAGAACGCTATCCGCGCCCTTAAGGATGGACAACATGAGTGACCTGGTCCAACGCATGAGCAATTACAGCGATTCTCTTGCGCCGCCGATTGCCAAGAATTTAATCGCTGACGCGGTCACAGCCCTCGAAGCCGCCAACGCGCGGATTTCGGAGTTGGAATCGAAGGCAAGCACGGTGGACGACTTGAGGATGATTGTCCAAAAACTCGTCCACTCGCTCAACAAAGTCTCGCCCAGCAATGATCAAGGCTCGAAGGCGCTGGACTACTTGGTGCGGAAGGGATTGGCCGGCTCAATTCTTCGTGACGCCGATGCCGTCGAATCCCGCCTCGCTGCCAATGTCGCTGACAGCGCGAGGGATGCGGAGCGGCTGAATTGGCTTCAAGAGGAACTGGTTGACACGATCTACCTCGACGACGGAAGGGTCATCGACATATCCGGGCGCCGCACTGTCCGCGAAGCCATCGACGCAGCTATCGCGGCATCCGCAGAGAAGGGAGAAACGAATGTCTGAATGGAAGCCGATCGAGACGGCGCCAGAGAGTGGCGAGTTTCTTGTCTATATGCCAGACGGAGAGCCGAAGATTCAAGTGGGAGTTTGGCGTCCGAACATCAAAGTAATCGGCAATCACTTCATGTTTGATATGTGGAAGCCGACTCACTGGATGCCGCTGCCAGACGCACCGAAGGAGCCAACATGAAACCCTACGCGCTCACCATAAGCCTCACCACCGTTGTGATGGCCGATAACGAACACCACGCCCGACTTGTTGCAGAGCACGAAAAGCGCGAGATATTCGGCGACGCGTACGGCAATCAGATCACGTATTCGCCAGCCACGCAAATGACCTGTGAGACCGACCTTAATAAGGTTGGTTGGGATGGCCTGTGTCTACCCTATGGCGGGGATGGAAATACCCGCCTGAAAGACATTCTGGCAACGCTCGAAGCCGAACCGGAGCGGGATACAAGGACGATGGATATGTTTCAGGAGCAGGCGGGATGATTCGAGCACGATTCCATGTGAACGCGGAAGACCCGCGCCCGGTCAACTGGCCGATCAAGCATCCGTACTGGGTGACTGGCTATGGCGACGGCCACGCGATCATTGTTGCGTATGCCGATGATGAGGATGAGATCTATCGAAACTGGCCGGATGCCGAAGTGTTCACGTTCGTGCACGGCGTGACAGGCTACACGTTCACCGATCGGTTCGCGAAGCCAGATTGGTTCAAGGAGGCGCAATGAACAGCCGCCAGCGACGCAAGGCGCGACGCGAGGAAGAGAGGTTCATCGCCACACCAGAAGGCGCGCAGCTTGTAAAGACACTGGACGAGTTCCATGAATACGTTGCCGGATACCGTCGACAGCGCACGTCAACGGGATGGCCATACAACAGCAAGATGCAAAACGTTGCTAAGGGTGGGCGATGACCGATGACGTCTACCAGGCGCTTCGAGACGCCGTGAATCTGGCGCGCAGCCAGCACATTCGACGGGTGGGCGCGCTCCGCTCGGCGCTATTGCAACGCGGCTGGCCCGAACAAACCGTCAACGAGGCTATACAGGCATGGGCGAATTACGAGAGGTCGAAAGAATGAACGAGGAAACGAAAGCCGAACTGAAATGGGCTATCGCCAACAATGCGGATAGGCCGCGTACGCAGATGGCGTTGCGATGGGCGCTTGAGGCGTTGGAAGCTAACGAGAAAGCACCAAAGGAAACGACGGCATGAACGCAAAAGAACTGGCGGCACAACTGGACGGCATCCAATACCCAGTCCGACTCCCGAAAGCTCTCACCGATGCGGCAAAGGCTGCGGGCCTCGTTATCGTCTACGGCGCTTCGGATGACCTCATGGAATTCGAAGGCGCGATCTATGACGAGGTGGGCTGCTATGACGGCGGCACAGCATTCGTCGACGCAAAGGGCTTGCTACCACATCGCGACAGCATCGAAGACGACGACGAACTGAAAGACTACTTCGACCGCCAGCCGAACGCCAGGCAGATCGAGGCGTTGTGGTGCGCAGAAGACGACTTGTCGTGGACGTACAAAACCGACATTCCGCACGAAACGTTTATGGTCCTCGAAGATGGCGAGCCGCCGTATTGCCGAGGCATCGTGTTCGCTCTGGCTGATGTGGAGGTGAAGGCGTGAACGAAACAAAAACATTGGGCGATGCGCTGCCCGAGGAAATCAAGCGTGTAACGGAGATCCTCGGTCACTACCAGGCAATTGGACCTGCCGGAATGTTCGGCGCGATGATGATTAAGGCCTCATTGCAGCGGGCGACGCGCGCCTTGGCTGAAGGTGATGCTTTGGCGATGATCCAGTGCCTCGAAGACCTGAAGGAATATTCGGAGTGATCGAGGCAGCACAACAGATTCTGCGGGTGACCGCGAGGGAATGGGGAGTGGAAGATGAGTTGGACTGGAAAGATCGCGCGGAACAAGGATGGTCGTGAGGGGCATATCGCCGAGTACGTCGGGTTCCTACATATCGCCCTGAGCATCCGTTGCAAGGAGGGCGGAAACGGCCATGTGCAACTGAATTCGAATGGTCCCGATACGGGCGATACGGGCTGGCAATGGTATTGCGAGAATTTTCTCGATGGCCCTGCATGGCTACCCTTGGGCGATCACAGCGGGTGCGAGGTTGAGTACATCGATCCGAATAATGACAGGAGGCGCGATCGTGGAACGTAGAGAGGTAATCGACCTGTTCGGCGAAACGGTTGTTATCGAGATCAGCGAGTCGAAGGCTGTACGCAAGCCGACGAGGCCGAACGGGTATGCGGCACCGCCGGGGACTGGGCCGCAGGGAGAGACTTGCAAAAGTTGCCGGCATAGCGCCAGGCTGAGCGCCAACACGGCGGGCACGTACCGCAAGTGCAGGTTGAACGAGACGAACTGGACGGGTGGGCCGGGTAGCGACATTCTGTTTCGGTCGCCGGCGTGCAGATTATGGGAGAAGGAGAAAAATTGATGGCAGCACAACTGATACCTGTGCGCGCATGGGCCGAGTCAGTATTCGGTGACCTTGCCCCGCACGCCAATACCCTGCTTAACTGGGTCAAGAATGGCAAGATTCGGCCAGTGCCGAAAAAGGTAGGCCGCCAGTATTTTTGCCGGCCTGATGCGGAGTATGTTGATCCCGTTGCGGATCGTATCGAGAGGATGACAGGTGGCCGCTAGGAAACGCGCCGCGAATCGTCGGAACTGGCCGAAGAATCTGTACCAGAACAACAAGGGGTATTACTGGTACAGGCACCCCGAGACCAGGAAGACATTCGGGCTGGGCACGGACTTCAAGATCGCCGCGGCACAGGTGAATGCCGCGAACGCCGAAATGTTGCGTCGTGCTGGCGCTGTGGACCTCATCCACAGAATCGACGGCGGCACTTTCACGCTGAGCGCATGGTGCGATAAGTACCTGGAGAAATTCGAACAGTCAGGGAAGGCGGTAAATACCATCAAGGCTGTGCATACGTACATACGCGCTATCAAGGAGACGCCATTCGCGAATCAGGATCTGTCGAAAATATCGACACGAGATATCAACGACTACCTTGAAAGCGTTCCGGAGACGCGTGGACCGACTATCGCCGCGAAAATCCGGAGCCGGATGCAGGACGTTTTCCGGGCTGCTGAGGCTGCTGGGCATATCGAGCTTGGCAAGAATCCTGTATCGCCGACCGATGCGCCTAATAAGGCGGAAGTTGCCCGAGATCGTCTCACGCTGGACGATTTCCTCGCGATCGCGAAGAAGACTAGGGAGGCTGATCCGGGTCTGTGCTGGGCGGCGAACGCGTTCGAGCTCGCACTCGTGACCGGCCAGAGGCTGTCCGATATAGCCGCCATGCAGTTCGATCAGGTCAAGGACGGATTCCTATGGGTCGAGCCAATCAAGAGCCAAGGCAAGGTCAAACTGAAGATCCCGGTAAAGGTTGGCCTGTCGGCTGTCGGACTGACCATCGAGGACGTGATAAAGCGCTGCCGTGATACCGTTGTGTCGAAGCATATGGTCCACTTCGTTCGCACGCGCGGCGCCGCCAAACCAGGATACAAGGTCTATCACGACCGGATCAGCGAGGAGTTCGCCACTCAGCGTGTTGCGGCGGGGGTATCGGGTCGAGCGGGAAAGAATCCGCCGTCGTTTCATGAGATCCGATCGCTCGCCATCCGGCTGTATTCAGACGAGTACGGAGCGGAGTTTGCACAAGCTCTTGTCGGGCACAAATCGGCCGAAATGACCGCGCTTTATCGGGACAATCGGGGCCGTGAATGGACCGAAGTGAAAGCGAATCGTGGCGCGTAATTTTGGATAGTTGGCGTATACAATGCGTATACGACGCGCCAAGCGATTGATTGTTCGACGCTTTTTCTCAGCACCGTATGCTCCACTGGAAGGCAAAGGCAAAACGTAGTTTCTCGTTTATAATCATTGCGTTACGCAGGTTTCGAGGGGCATTTATACACCCCTAAAACACACTGCATCACATCAATGCAATCAAACACTTACGCGATGGTTTTGGACGAGGCAATGCCTGACTTTGACCCGATGGAGTTCTTCGCCGAACGCGCCGCGATCATGCAGTATGAAGGTGGCCTGTCGCGTCCAGACAGCGAATATTTCGCCGTCGTGCTGATGCGCCGATACTGCGTCCGAATGGGCATCGACGAGCCGAAAGACCACTGGATGAAATCGTGTCCGCGCGCTGAGTGGTCAGACGATGAGGGTAAGCCAGTGATGAAGCGCGAACCGCTAATTCCAGACTACCGTGGGAGGGGATGATGTTCGAATACGGAAACCCTGAGGCAATCCTGGCTGACATGCCGAACGAGCCTAACGATCTGGGGCATACGCCGCTGGATGACTTCGATTATTTTTGCTCAGTCACAGGATGCCCGCGAGACAATGCGTGGGCGAAACTGGCGATGGTTTGGGCGACAAACTCAAAGGGTGAAAAATGACGACGGATAGGGAATTGCTGGAGTGCGCGGCGAAGGCGGCGGGGTATAAACCGCACGGCTGGGATGTGGAAATAAACCGCCTTCTCGTGGAAGACGATCAGGGTCCTGACAAGCCTTGGAACCCGCTCAGAGACGACGGCGACGCGCTGCGACTGGCGGTCAAGCTCGACATCAGCATCCGCCAGAAAGTCGCCATGGTGCAGGCCGACTATCCATGCCTCGATGAGGAATTCAACGAGCGCAAGGTTCTATGCGAGGCCGTGCTCGATGACTACTGCGCCGCCACGCGACGTGCAGTCGTACGCGCCGCTGCCGCTATGGCAAAGACAACCGCTTGACCGATTTCAAGGGAGGCGCGATGAGCGAAGCGTTTGTGCCGGGATGGTTGCCGACAGGATGGAAGCGCGGAGACCGGCTGCAAGTCATCAACCGAAATTTCAGGCATGGTCCAGTGATGGCGCTTCAGAATGTGCAGCCCACAATGTCGCCATGCATCGGAGGGGATGGTTCCGCTTACATGCAAGACATGGTAATGGCTAAATTTCATGAAGCCAATCGCGGGAAAGTGCTCGCGTGGCTGAGGTGGTTTTGTTTTACCGAGGACTATCCGGATTTGGCGGGGCAGATATGACGCGAGAACAGGTCGAAGCATTGCTAGCCAAACTGCAACGCCATGAGCAGAAGGGCGACTACAGCGGATCGTACTGGGTAGTTCCGTGCGAGGATGGAGAGCCCGGCGAGTACGTCAGGCTTGATGATGTGCGGGAAATGTTGGAAAGTCTGATTGATGCGCCGCAGACTGCGGGCTAGAGAGGGGTGCCGCTATACCCCGGAAAGAGATGCTAGGGTATAGCGGGAATACAAATCAAAAGCTGTTTTTGGCAAATATAGTTGATAGGCTGTGAAGCGCCTGTCAGTGGTGCTCGTGTTCCGCAACGGGCGCAGCCGATTCCGGGCTCCAATGCGATGCTCCGCCCAATCGAACCCCCGCCCACATAATCCAGCGGGTAAAGGCAGGAACGCCAGTGACCGCCGAAGCCTCTTTCAGGATGGCATCAGCCATTGCGCGCGAGACCGGATGCGTTGAATACGCCCAATCGTGGATCACGCTGGCCATGTTGGCAACTCCCCCCGCCAGTTCGTAGACGAATGGCAATCTGGGCGTGCTCGCAAGGTCCGTCACGAACCCGGTCGGAACCGTGAAAGTTTGCTTCGCCACGTCAGACTGGTAAATCAGCGGAGAGGTGAGCCGCCACGTTGCCGGCTCATCCTTGACTAGTTCCGCTTCGAGCGAAGTCAGGAACTTGCTCATTGCGTAGCCGCCCCGGATGCTGGCGCAGGCGCTGCAGTCGTCGGCGTGCCGTATTGCGCGAGCGCTGCGGAGAGCGCGACTTGAAACGCCATCAGACCGATCTGCGCGCCCGCCTTCGCTGCATCATCGATCGGCAGCAGTGCGATCACCTGCACGGCGGCCGGAATCGACGTATTGACGAGCGCGGATACATTGGATGGATCGACAGATGCATTGGCGGCGCACACGGAACCGTTGAGCTTCACCACCTGGCCGATGATGACTTGTTGGGTCGGGTCGCTAACCGTCATTGCCTGCACCGACAGAAGCGTCGGCTGGACGACGGCGCAGGCCTTTGCGACTTGCGCCTGAAAATCGCCAGCGACTTTCGGTGCATTGGCGCAGCCAGCGAACGCAACACAAACAGCCGCGAATGCGGCAATCAGAAACGATTTCATGGGGTTTCCTTCGGAGAATTACTGCGCGGGAGCGGCTTTGGATGCGGTGCGGGCGTTCACGGCGTTGATGCCGGCGTGCACTGCAGCGACAACGACGCCGGCCACAAGCGAGGAAACGCTAGGCGGAACCGGGACGTGAAACATGAGGCCCAATACCCATTCGACAGCGGGCATGAGCGTGGCTGTGCTGATGGCAATGCCACCAGTGGTAACTGCGGAGGCATTCATGGATTACTCCTTGTCCGAGAGCGGACGGTTTTGTGGTATAGTTGCTAAGGTGTCCAAACAAGAGGAAGGGCGACGTGAGCGAAGCGATTTATGGGATCGTCTACAAGGTCACAAACCTGATTGATGGAAAGGTCTACATCGGTCAAACGGTTCAGACGCTACGGCGCCGCAGGCGCGCTCATGAAAACCTTTCTGCTAAGCCATCGACATACTTTCATCGAGCTCTCGCCAAGCATGGATTCGCAAACTTCTCGTGGGAGATCGTCGATAATTGCGCCTCAAAACAATCACTACATGCGCGTGAGCAATACTGGATCGATCATTGCGCATGCATGGCCCCAGCCGGATACAATTCAGCGGAGGGCGGTAAGGGCGGCGCTTACCTTGGTCTCACAAGCAGCGCATATCCGAAGCCCTGAAGGGACGCGTGGTTTCTGCTGAGACGCGCCAGAAACAAAGCCGGATGCGTAAGGGCATGAAGATGCCGCCGTCAGCCATAGAGAAATTCAAAGCCCGCACTGGCGAAAAGAATTCGTTTTTCGGCAAGACCCATGCAGAGGAAACGAAGCGACTGATCGGCGCCAAGAGCAAGGGCCGGAATTGGGCAACTGGCGAGAAGGCTGGGTCATGGGCGGACGCTGATCGCAGCATAATTCTCGATTGCTATTTTCAGAAATACACCGACAAGGAAATGATCGCCGTCCACTTGGAGAAGACCGGTCGAAAGATTAGCCGAAAGGCGCTCTGCAGGGTATTTCGCGAGTTGGGTCTGCACATATCAGAGAGCCGAGGAAAACGAGCGGCCATCGAGCGTCACGCATTCATCGACAGCAACGACATCGCGATCTTTCGGACGCGACTACTTGCTTTTATTCAGCCTTCTGGCGAACTCGCGCCTGATTTTCAGCAAGCTTTGCACGCCATGCCTTTGCATCCTCAACCACGTCTGGATTCCACCCCCGGAAATTATTCAGATGGCCAAAAATACGATGGCAGTTCAGAACGGGGTTTGCCTCGCAAAGCGTGATCAGGTTGTCGGGATTGGTTTCCAGCGACGGGTCAATGTGAAATGGAAGTTTGTGATGCACTTCGAGCTTTTCCGAGCCGCCGCACACTTCGCAGACCGGATGCAACGCAAGGTGATGCTTACGCACGGTTGGCCAGTGGCCCGAGCGCTTAGCCGTCACGGGGTGTTTGCCCTGTGCGGAATCGACTAGGTGTTTGATGATTGGCATGTCAGCGAGATACGCACTGAATTGAGATAGACCGGCAGTCCGTGCGGCCTTGATTGGTCGTAAAGGTGAGATGAACGGCGTACGTGTTGTTTGCGGTGCCGCCAGAGACCCACGCGATAAGAAGGGAGGCAGGAACGCCGCTCGCGTTGGTGTTGATGCCGGTCGAACCGAGAGTGATGCCGGGATCGGCGGTCACCTGGAGATTGGTAACGGCCTCACCAGCAGCTAGCCACGGTTGATATAGCTGCGTGACCGGGGCGGACAAATCCAGTCCAATATCGATCGTGCTTGATGGATCTTTGGCTATCGTCGGCGTCCCTTGCCCGAAAGCCATGATTAGCTCAGCGCTTGCGATAGGCTTGCGGCCGGGAAGGACGGAGCCGCGTCGCCGTTATTCAAAGTTTTGCTGACAGCCAAGGCCCCGTACGTCCACGCATTGCCCGACGACGACGCATCCATCAGGATCGTGCCGAAGATGATTGACGGTCCCGAAGTCGGAGCACCGAACGTGATCGCGTTGTTGTTGCTCACGAGTCCCGATGTGCCACTCGATGCGACGGTCGTACCAGCACCTTGCGTGCCGGACCAGTTAGCCAGCGACGAGGCATAGGACACGCGCGCATAGCCCGTGTACGTTGCCTCGGTGAACGTGCCTGCGTTCAACTGGGTCGTTTGCTCGGTCCATACGACAGTGCCATCACTAACAGTGCCGCCGGCCGTGGTCGGCCAGGTGGGTGCGCTACCGCCAGAAGTGCCAGCCGTAGTGCAGCGGTAGATGCGGCCATTCGGCGTCGCCGGGATAACCGTATCGTTCAAGCTGTACGCTGTGCTGACTGCCGCAATGCCTTTAGTCGCCGCGATCAGCGCTACAAAGAAGGTCGCCGGCAGCGTATTCGTCTGGCCGCGCAAAAGGTTGTCGAGGAGTTTGTTCTGCGCGAAGTTCGTGAAAGATGCCATCTATGGGCTCCAGAAATAGAAAAGCCCCTTTCGGGGCTTATGCTGCGACTTTGAAAATCCTTCGTTCGGATGCGACAGGGAAGATTCGTGCTTCTGCGGTAACGGCGAAGATGCGCTTATCGGCCGCTACCGCGAACGTGATCGGATTTGGATGCGGAGGCGCCGTTGATGACGCGAGCAATGTTCCGATTTCGGCGAGTGCTGCGGCAAGGTCGGTAGTCGGGACGCCGATAGACGAAGAAAGAACACCCTGTTCGACAAGTGCCGCAGCGAGAGTTGTTGAGAACGACTGCGCAAGTGTGCCCGACTCGAGCAATGCAGCAGACAGGCGAACAGACGTCGTTGCGCTGCAGATGACTGAGCCGCTTTCCGTTAGCGTGGCCGCCAGCGTGACGAATGTCTGAAGCGCAGATTGCAGCGTGCCGCTTTCCACCAGCGATACCGCAAGAGTCGGCTGGGTTAGCAGACTCGCCGACAACGCGCCAGAATCGTTAGCAGCGCATGCAAGGCGAACACCGGTCGATAGTGACGGCTGGAGTGAGCCGGATTCGCTTAGCGCAGCCGTGAATGCAGAGGCGAACGTTGCATTGAGCGCGCCGGCATCGGCTAATGAAGCGGCCAGGCGGATCGATGTCGATAGTGCTGGCGAGATGGCCGACGCACCCGCCATCGCGCACGACATGCTGACGGAGGTCGAAAGGCTCGCCGATGTTGAGCCCGCTTCGCTTAACGATGCCGCAAGTCGAACGGACGTGCCCAGTGAAGCCGAGACAGACCCAGATTCCGCGAGCGCCGCCGAGCCTGTAACAGATGTGGTAAGCGCGGCTGAGAGCGTTTCTGTTTCGGCAAGCGGGGCCGAGAATGTCGCTGCTACGGGCGTGTAGGTGATGCGAATCTGGCCGCCCGATGAATTGCCGCCGACGCCGCCATTACCTGCGCCGTTTGCGCCGCCACCAGCTCCACCAGGAAAGCCGCCATTACCGCCTGCTAGCTGCGATGTGCCGCCAGTGTCTCCGACGCCACCGCCACCGCCACCCCCGTTCGCGTTGGCCGTCCCTGCGCCGCCGCCCGTCGCTCCACCAGAGCCGCCAGCACCGCCCGAACCGTTATCACCCGCACCGCCCGCGCCTCCAGATGCGCCCGAGCCGTTGGTGCCAGCGACGCCAGCGCCATGCGGTCCAGCCGCACCGCCACCACCGCCTGCGGCACCCGCTGCCACGCCGTTGCCGCCCTTGCCGCCACTGAAGCGGGTCGTGCCGATGCCGACCGTCGAGTCGCCGCCAAGGCCGCCATTGCTGCCCGCCGTGGCGCCGTTGCCGCCTGCCTTGCCGCCCTTAGCTGCCACCGAGGCTGACGCGTAGGTTGCAGAGCCAAACCAGCAGTCGCCGCCATCGACACCCGAGACGCCGTTCGCACCCGTGGCCGCACCGCCCGTCGCGGGGCCGGGGATGTTGTACGGGTTGCTGTCGACGATCGTAACGTTGCTTGATGCCGAATACGCGGGGCCGCCCCCGCCGCCTGACGAGCCCGTCGCGCTGCTGCCGCACCCACCACCCGAGCCGCCAGCCGGGAAGACCTCGATGAGGTCGACGACGAGCGGACAGTCGGCGGGGCGCGTCCAGTTACCCGCACCCGCGACAGTGAGGGTGACGACTTTTTGCGCCATGATTTATGCGTGAAAGAGGTAAACGCGGATTAACTGCGAGACTGCTAGAGGCCGAGCGCCTTCTTGCCCGATGCATAGAGCGCGAGGCGTTCGGAATAACCATTGAGGCCGCCATTCACCGCGCGGCATAACCCCGAAAAGTTGCCCGCATCCGCCAACTTATTCAGATCGCGTGAATCCCAGAACCAGCCCGCAGCGAGCGCCGCATTGCACGGTTGCTCGAGCAACTCAGGATGTGAGTCGAGAGGCAATGCAATCGCCTTACCGCATGAGGCGTAGTTGTCGTGGAATGTCACTTGCAAGCAGCCGCGGCCTTTAAATCGCCATCCGTCGCCACTCGCCTCGTCACCATTGCCATACCGGCCCGCATAGACCCGATTCGCGATGCGCTGCGGTTGATGCTCGTACTGCGCCGCCTGGACAGCGTTGAAATATTTAGGAAAGGTCGTCAGCAGACCGGTCGCGCTGTAGTTCAGGTTCTCGACGACGGCGGTTAGGCGGGCACTCTCGACGCCTACGTTGGCGAGGAAGGCGGCCACGCGGAGGGGCGTGTTGATGTGGTAGCGGTCGCAGGCTGATTGGAGCGCGGACGTCCATTGCGCCGAGCGCAGCAACGTCGCACCACAACCGGCAGCGACGATCTGCGCTGTCAAGTTCATGATTGCCCCGGCCACTTGCCGTGCATAAGCGCATAGACCGCCGACGCAAACGCGATAAACGGCCCGAACCACACGACCAGCTTGCGAAGAACGCGACCGGTCGCAGTGAAGAATCCGATTCCACCCTTGGCGAGCTTTAGCAACTCGACCAACTCTTTCGTGTTCGACTCGACGCGCAGTGTGGCTTCGGTGTTTGTCGATAACTCAGCGCGCCAATCACCGACTTGCTGCTCGATCGTGCTCATGCGTTGCTCCAGGGCGGTGATGCGTTCATCGCCATGCGTGTGTGAATGGTTCAAGGGGAGCCCCGAATGAAAAGCCGCTCAAGGCGACTGGTTGGTCATTAAATTTATGCTTGACGACTTAGCCCCTACGGGTCTAATATCCGCCTCAGAGGTAGCGCAATAGCGCAGCCCAAACAACCCGAAAGGATGAAACTAATGAAAATCAGCTTTCGCACGCGCCTCGACCGCGCACCCAGAAGACATGCCAATCCAATTCAGCGAACCATCGACAGAAGACTTGGCGGACCTCAAGCGCCGTCGCAATGCGACAGGCAAGGAGATGGCCGAAATATTCTGGCTGGGCGGCGATCAGCAGTTCCGGAAATACACCGGAGGTCACACGCCGCGGAAGATGGGCCCGCACGTGGCTTTTGTGGGAGCGGCTCGCATGGCCCTGACGGACGAGGAGTTCAACCGCGTTCTGCAGTTCATGGAGACGTTCGGCGCGCACGTTCGGCAGGTGACCGATGGCGAGTCGGAGTCATCGCTGGACTAACGGCGACCGCGCAGCAAGACCCGAGAAGAAGGCGCCGATTTGCAGAACTGACGGCTGTTTCCTTCCTCTCTCGGAGCAATATCATGAATACTTTGCGCGCCGCATTTGTCGCGGCACTGACTTCCTGCGCTCTTGTGGCCTGCGGTGGCGGCGGCGGATCAGATTCGCCTACACAGGCGGCTGTTCAGTCGGCGCCGACCGCATCAACTCCATCAACGCCAGTCGTCAAGCCCGATCCCGTTTCCGTCCGTATTGATGTTTACGGCGACGATGCGATGATGGGCATTACGAGCAACAGCAACGGAATGGTCACCATCACACAACAAACTGAGCCCGCTGCCACGCAAACGCTTTTGCAGGCTCAGTTTGCAGATCAGATCACCATCTCCAATCACGCCGAAGGCGGTACCGCCAGCAGTCTCGTCAACATGATGAATGGCGTCGACGGTGGGGGCGCGCCCTTTGCGGATCGCATCAAGTCGTCGCAGGCACAGATTGTCTTGACCAACCATGCAATAAACGATGATCTTGTGCAGTCCTTGGGGCCGTACACCGATGGCCTGATTGCCTGGGTGTTGGCTGTTCGAAAGGCTGGAAAAATCCCCGTTTTCGAGGAGCCGAACCCGGTTTGCGACGGTAACCATCCGTATCTCGAGAACTACGTTACGACGATGCAGAACGTAGCCACCGCGTACAATGTGCCGCTCGTGAAGCAGTATGACTACATCCAATCGCTTCCCAACTGGCAAAGCCACCTGTCGGGCTGTCTTTATCCGGATGAGTGGATGCTTAGCGTCAAGGCGCAACGTCAGGCCGCAGTTCTTGCGCCGCTTGTCAAGGCGGTCATAGGACATTAGCCGACGTACCGTACATCAGTGATCTGCGACTGCGGGCTGACCGCTCAGCCTGCAGAACATCCCTCCCGTGTAAGCGTAAGCTGCCACCGGGCCATCGACATGTTTCGCGAATCCGACCCAGCCATTGTGAGCGCCGGCCCCAGCTACATCCTTATGCACGTCCTTGCGCGTCTGCCCCGTTACACCATAGCCGATCGTTTCGCCGTGCGCGTCTGTGAGCACGATCAGCACGTCGCGCTTCTGTTTAGTCACTGACCATCCTTCTGCGGTCAATCCGACAGGATCAGTGACGACACGATCAACGTTGCCGCGGCATTTCCCGCCAACCTTCGCTGGGTCGAACTTCACCACACCCGCATCCTTGAGCCACGCCCTCTGATACACGCCGAGTTGATACCTTGTCGCAAACTCGGCTGTTTTCAGAAATCGCTGGTGCATAAACTCCGGTGTTCCGGGATAGACCTGACTCGAAAACTCAGTGTGCTCTAGGCCAATCTTCGTGCTGAGAATCCCGAGCTTCCACCCATACAGATACCCATTGCTGGAAAATGTCTGAAGCTGTGCGACAGACAGCACGACGGCACCGACAGCCGCAATGGACATGGCCGGAACAGCATATGATTCCGCCAGGAGCATGAGCAGGACTGTCCACCCGAGCAGCGGCCCCATCGTGTACCGGCTCGCGAGCGCCGCGCCTGCACCGCCCAAGCCGCGCCCGAATGCCGCAGCCAGACCTGACACCGCGACGAACAGGAAAATGCCAATTAGCAGCGCGCGGTACGGCGTAACGTTCCTTGCGAAATAATCACGCAATGAAACTCCCGTACCAGCGAGTAGCACCAGTGCGCCGATCACAATGCATACCTTGTTCGACGAGCCAACCTGCGCCAGCGGGTTCGCCATGAATGCGAGCAGGAAGGCGAGGCGATGCAGCGTCAGCGATCCGGGCAGCGGAATCTGGTAAGTTCCGGGGCTCACGTAGCCGATGAGGTAGAGCGAAACCAGCGCGGCAGCCACAATTCCAACGAGCACAATCTCCTTAAGCGGGCGCCGGGTGATGATCGCAATCGCCACGATGCAGCACGGTGCCGCGATGCCATTGCCCATTGAGAACTCAGCCAGTGCAGCCAGCAGGAACGCGACCACAATGCGCCGGATCGGTCCAGACTCGGGCCTGACATACTCGTTAATCGACATTACCGTGAAGAAGAACGCCGCGACCACCTGTGTTTCGAAGCCCCATTTGAACGTCTCGTACTGCACCCATGAGAAGACAAAGGCAGCGGATATCCCGAGCACCCACCACGGATTCTTCTGCGTGCGGCGCGCGGCCAGCGCGAGCGCGGCGACAATCGCGACCAGCATGGCCTGCTGGGCGACGAACAGGATAATGTGATTACCGTGGAAATATCGAAGGTCCAGCCAGAACAGGACTCGCGACGTGAATATCCGGTGGTCAACGTGTTGAGAAAACCAGACATGCAGGCCAGCGCCGTCAATGGCGACGCTGCGGTAGAAGGTCAGGTATCCGTCCCACTCGTCCCACCATGGAATCGGAGAATAGAAGTGATATACCCCGTACCACGTGGTGAGTGTTACGAATGCGCCGATCAGGAGCGCTGCAGCCGTCAGATAGGTCGTGGCTTGGCTGGCGCTTTTTGCATTATTTGGGTTCAGAACATCCGCCATATCGATCTCCAATAATCGGCGGAATCATACCCTATGGGCGTCTGCTAGAATCCCGACTCTCCCTGGAAAATCACATGACGCTCACATCCAAACAAAAAGTCCTGCTCGCCATCGCCATGACGGCGTGGGCAGCCTTCACGCTGTGGATAATCGCGGAAGGCTACCTGCCATTCTAGATGCTCAACGTGCGCGCCGAGCCCTAATAAAGCCGTTCGCGGTCATGGAGCTTGTGCCAAACGAGGAATATCCCGTCAGGTACACCTGGGTTGCCGATGAGAAATTCTCCCGCACCGTAGGCGTGCACAGATAATCGCCTTGGCCCGTCAAGAATGACGCATTCATTTGCGATAGCGAGCCGAGACCGCCAAGGCCACCGGATGAAGTGCTGATGCTGGCAGCAATTGCTGCGATGTTAGTTGATCCTGCTGGCACGAATTGCGCGCACCCCTGCACATCCCAGTCGCCTGCCGACAATGGAAAAGACGCCATATTCGTGACTGTGTTGCTCGTCAGAGAAACGCCATTGCTGGTGGCAGATTGATATTCGCCGACATTGCCGGAATTGGCATTGCCAACTCCGGTTGCCCCGACGATGCCGCCGCCCAATGTCAGATTGCCGTTATCCGCTAACGCAAAAATCTCAGCATTGCCGGCGTTGTTGACCACCGACAGTGCGTTGTTGTTGACGCGGATCGTCTTCGATTGAAGGCTTGCGTCTACCATTCGCATCGTGACGACATTGTTCGAATCGATCGGCATATCGAAGCGAACCGCGCCACCGCCGGAGAATTGGAGCAGGTGTTGCCATTGCCCCGACCCCTGCGCCGCGAGATACGCGACGCCGCCGTTACCAGTGGTCTTCTGCACAACATAACCAAACTGACTCCCCGTGCGCGTATCCACGACGCCGGCCTGGTTATTCACCGCTTGCGTGATCGATCCACCCGAAAAGGCCGTATTGTTACCTTCGAATAGCGCATTGAATCCAGACCCATAATTCCCGACGTCGATCAGGAAGCCGGTCGTATCAGAGTTGGAGCCATCATTGCGAACCACAAAGTATGCGCCATCCAGCTCTCCAGCGTGCGCATTGACGGTTCCCAAATTCTGCTTCAGCAGGCTAACGGAAAATCCAAAGTCTGCATTCGTCGGGCCGATCGCGCCAGTTCCGAGAGGGTAACTCGCAAAGCTGTATGCCGCGTGCCCAACGCCAGCATGCGATGAACTGTCCGTTACGGAAATGCCGCCGCCAGAAAAATACCAGGCACCAGCGGACTCGCCAAACAGAGAAATGGGTAGCGAGACACCCGATAGCGCTGTGACGCCAGCGCCATAGTCGATCGACGTGGCAGGCAGCGTCGCCGACCCCGTTACAGCATTAGTTCCATTGCCGTAAAGATAGCCTGACAACGTCGCCGCGCCAGTTCCCCCTTGCGATACGGATAGCGGAGTTTGAGCGAGGGCCATCAACGGCACAAGAAGTGCCGCAAAAAGAATTTTCTTCATCAGAGTGCAGTTCTTAAGCTGAGGGTTCGGTGTACTTGGCGCCGTCGAAGGTGTATCCCGGCGCTACAGGCGAGCCATCCGGAAGCGGATTAGCCGTGCCGGATTCCGGACTCCATTCGGCCTCTCCATCCCACAGAATCACATTGGTCACAACACCGTTTTCTACGATTGCGTATCGATTACTCATTAGGCGTACTCGTCGATGAAAAGAATTCCAGGGGCTGCGGGTGATCCGGCTGCTGCTGCCGTGCTTTGACCTACACCAGCACCCAGGCCACCACTCCCAAATCCGAGCGCGCCAGGCTGCCCGAACACACCGCTCGAACCATAGGGAGACGAACCACCCGGCCCGTTGATGGTGAAACTGATCGAGAAGCACGAGCCGACGTTTCCGCCCTGACCATAACCGTTGTAAATCACGGTCACGCCGGTTCCGGAAATCGTCGATGCCGAGGGCAAACCACCTTGACCCGAATTGCCAGGGAACGAACCGAGCACGCCTCCAACCGCGCCGCCAGCGCCACCCTTGATGGTTGCAATTGCACCGATTACAAGATTGCCGCCCGATCCGCCAGAACTACCGGCAACACCCGTTCCGGCGGCACCTATCGTGATCGTTTGAGTGGCGGCCGGTGAAAGAGTGAATTCGAACGGATTGCCTGCGGCACCGCCACCGCCAGATGCAGCTTGCCCGGCAGAAGTGGCTGCAGTGCCGCCGCCAGCACCACCGGCCGCCACGCCACGGAATCGCGCCTTGCTGGCAGTGACACTGCGTCCACCTACCGTATAGACGCCAGGCGTATAGGTGCCGCTCGATGTAAAGATCTGCGTGCCGAGATATTGGCCGCCGCCGATCTGCCCAAGCTGCACCGCATGCTGGCTTGCAGTGGCGGGGGCGATTTGCTGTGCACCGCCGAGCGAATCGATGATGATCCACGCGCCGTTACCGCTGTTCACGCCGGCCTGCACGAGGTACATGAGTACCGCGACACCGACGGGCAATTCACCGCCCTGGAGCGGTTGCAAGCCGAGGCCATAGATGGGCTTTGCCGTCAGTCCGTCGGGAGCGTACGTGGACGCGCCCGTGTTCGCGTGGGCGATATTGATGCGTTGGACGTAGCCGGTCGACGGAAGGACCGTGAGAGCCGGCGCATTGACTGCGGTATAGGCGTTTGCTGCGCCAGTGTCCGTCAGGATGACGGTCTGCTTCGATGCATTGCGGATCGCGGCGATCAGATTCGCCTCGAGCGTCGCGGTCGTACCATCATCAACGGCGTTCTGCCCGCTCTGGTCGACAATGAACTGAGCCAGCACCGCAGCCATGATCGACGACTGGCGCCAGACCTTATTCAAGTCAGGCGATTTCGCAATGCCAGCCTGAAAGCCGTTTTGCGTAAGCGTCGTGTTCGCGGCGTAGGTCGCCTGCGCCGTAACGTTCGCGCTACCGCCTACTGCGAACGGGATGAAGTCATTTGCCAATTTTTATGCTCCAGAAAGCAAAAAACCGCCCGAAGGCGGTTCGTTTTGTGCTGGGTGTGATCAGTGGGGGAGGGGTGCGACCCACGCTCCGACATCGAAGCCGGCAATGCTCGAATTTTCGACATCGAAGCCAAAGACGGGGTTGTCCGAAACGGTCGGCAGGTAGTAGTTGTTGATGCCTACGCCGGCAGGCCGCAGGTTCAGATAACCGCCCGTGAACAGCGCAAGGGTGACGGCATCCGGCGTAGGCCCAACCAGCACGACGTCCATCGTCATGTCCTCGTTATCCGCGATCAGTATCGAATACCCGAGCGGCGCAAACACGGTATTCCATGCCGCATATGCACCCGGAACCGTGCCGTCCCAGTTGTTCGCTGCGATCGTCGCGTACAGCAAGATTCGATACTGGTCGTCAGGTAGCGCGACAAGCCCGGTCGTCGGATCGAACGGACCTTGCCACGTTCCCTGATCGAAGCCTAGCCCCGCAGTGTCGAAGCTGAAGTAGACGCCTGTGAGCGGCAGCGACAGATTCCGCGATATGCCTACCCACTCGCCAACCCGGTCCAGTTGCTGACCGACCGCGCTATCGATGTCGTAGAGGCCGGGAATCGACGCCAGCAGATTGCGCCGGTCGACCGCCCACTGAGCGAGCAGCGAGACCATCACCATGAAACGGGGCGCGCTCTGGTGCTCCGACGTGACGAGCGACGTGTAATCTGTGATTGATGCCGTCATGTCGTCACATTGATGTCAGCAGCGACGCATTGCGCGCCTTCGTTGAACGCCAACACAAGATCGCCATTCACCAGCATCTGTGCGCCTGCGTTGATCGTCTTGCCTGCTGCGATCGCTGGCGTGAAGGTCACAGCGTTTCCGACGATGCCTGTGATGGTCGACGTCAATTGCGAACCGTCCGCCTGGTTGACGATGATCGATCGACCGTTTGCGAGGCTAGAGACGTTCGCGATATTGATCGTCGTCGCGCCAGCGTTGTACGGGCCACCCGTCACCAGCATGTCGCCTCGGCCCTGATAGACGTTCTGGACCGGCAAGTTGTAGGTGTTGCTCAGAACGTCGAGCTGCGCTTGCGTGAGGCCCGAGCTGGACGTCGCGGCGTCACCATACAGATTGGCCGCACCGAACAGCTTGCCAAGGAGCGAGTCCTGCCCGATGTCGAAGCCAGTCAGGTAAGCGACGAGCGCATTGGTGATGAGAGTAAATGTCGTCGAAACGAATCCCGTCATCGGAACGATCTTGACTTGCACGAGAACCGGCATTTCGGTCATCTCGAAAAAGTTGATCGTGATCGGCACGCCAGCAGGGTCAAGAACCGTTACCGATGTCGTGCCAAAGGTGTCCGTACCGGGCGCTTTTTTCGCCTCGATGGTCTGCGCAATCGTGGTGATGTCGCCACCTTCTGCGACAACGGCGATTGAATGACCGGGCAGGCCATTCGCATCCGTCGAGCTACCCTGATTCTCGTAAATCTTGCTCCGACCAATACCCGGAATTTCAGCGACGTTCGCAATGATCGCCTGTAGCGGAGTCTGGGCGGGGAGGGAGGTCGATGCTGCCTGACGCTGGCGAAGCTGCGCGTCAGTCTCCACCGGATCACCCGGAGTCGCTGCGGCGGCGTTAGTCACGCTCTGCCATCCGCGCGTCGGCGTGTTGATCGCGTTGATAGCGCCGGGGATAGCCGTGATAGCGCCTGATTGCTGCGCCGTCGCGGTAACGTCGATCGTCCCGCTAACCGGGATGACAACTGACGCCGGCAGGTTCCACAGGTTCTTGTTTGTGTCCTGCACGACGCCGTTATTGATCGTCGTACCGACTTGACCAACGAGCGTCACGACTGCCGTGCTGTTGCTCGATGCGTCGCGGCGCAGGCCGTTGATCTTGACCTGGCTGGAGAGGGCCGCGCCTTGAGCGAATGACGGCGAATAGCCGTTGTACGTCGTGATGTCGGCTTGATTGCCGTCGTTGACCATTTGAGCCAAAACGGCAAGCCACTGATAGTCCTGTGCATCAGGCTGCAGATAAATGTCGCTGCCGTATATCGACTGGAAACTGGCCTGTAATGAAGAAAATATGTCTGCGTACGAGGGCGCGCTGATCCCCGCCGACGAGATTGTGCACGCCAGCGTCGAAAGCGGGAAAGTAGGCATCAGAGAACCTGAGTAATTGTGGTCTGTCCGTACTGCGTGTTCACCGTTGCGGCGACCGTGAAGGCGCGCGTGGACGGATCGAGGTGGCTTGCGTAATCGACGATTTCAGTCACGCCCTGCGTTTCGAGGATGACCGTCTGCACGGCGAGGTCGCGCGTCGCTTCAGTGCCTGCGCCGAGGATTTGCGTGTTGTAGGGCGTGCCAGCTGTCTGATCTAAAAACCACTCGCCCTGAATCAGCTTGAGGCGCGTCTGGATGGCTTGGGCGACGGCAGCGGGCGAATCGACGAGGAAGTTCTGGCCGGCCTCACCAAAGCTATAGTCGCCCTCAGGCGTCAAAGTTCGATAGCGCATAGGTCAGTTCGGCGGATTGGTATTGCTGCCAGCACCGTTCTCATGGTGCGTATGGGTGCTGTCGATCGCCTTCCCGTTCGATGTAACCGAACCGATGAAGTTGATGATCCCGGTGATGGTTGCTGCGACTCCACTTGCAGTGCTGCCAGCCATGCCTGCGAGCCAGGTCAGCAGACCTTGGATAGTCACAGCACCTGTGAACAGGTTCGTCGGAGCATCGACTTCGAATCCACCCGGCGCGACGATCTTGACCTTCTGGCTAGTCGGGTTGAGGTCGATATACGTTGATGCATCGTTGCTGCGAAGCTGCACGCTATTCGTACTGACCCCGCTGATCTTCGTCGCCTGCGAGAATGGCCCAGGCAATGCAAAACCGTCCGACAGATCGTGCATCCGCAATTCGGATTGCACCTGTATGCCACCAGCCGTCCACCACGCATCGATACATCGCGACGCAAAGATGACTAGGCATTCGTCGCCAGCCGCAACCGGGAAAGTCAGCGTACATCCGCCGCCGCGGGGAAATACGACAGGGCAGTCGAGCAACAAAGGAAGGTCGGCCCATTGCGTCGAGCCGTCAGGAGCGCGGACTTGCGCCTTGATCGCCGGCTGTGCCACGCACGTCACGGCGCCCGCATCGAAACTCTCTATAATCGCTGGCAGCGCCGTCCAGACTTGCGCCTGATGCCCGTCCAGAACGAGGCGCAACGCTTCCTGCGAATCATTAACGCGTTCTAACTGGAGCATTGGAAGGACTTATGAAGGCACTGATACTGGCATTACCGCTTGCACTTTGCTCATGCGGAACGATTCTTGACCCGACATATCAGCCGCAAGCTGATTTCGCGAGCTTCGACAAAGAACAACTGATCGGATCGGCGCCTGCTTCAATGGAGCCTGTGCCGACGATGCCGCCAATCGGTCAAATCACATTCACGCCGAAGCGCCCGATTCAACCAACAGCCGGAAGTTTTGATCTAGTTGATGGCGCCGTTGTATGCCCGTCGTTCGATCTGGCGGACTTCCTGGCCGGAGAAATCAATAAGGCTCGGCATGCTCGCCAGTCGCTATCACCAGAACTTAGGCGGCAGGCCGAACTAATAAACGGTTATGACTATGGCGCCGAACCGCGACTGTCAGACTATGGTTGCGTTCTCGCGCCGACTGGGACGCCACTGACGGTCGAGCAGGGGAACTACGTACCCATGGTGTCTGGCGTCCTTCCGAATGGAAGGAAGTTCAAGGGTGTCACGATCCCGAACATGATCGACCGTTAGCCAGCCGCGGAGACCGATTGATTCTGGTTGCTAGCAGAAACATCGACCGCCAGGCAGACCAGATCGACATACCAATCCTGTCCGCGATTATCCCCACTGAATTCGCAGACCATGACCCTGTAAAATCCGGCCGCAGTCACGACGGTGGCGATCGCCGCGTCGTATCTCAGTCCCTGCTGCTGCGTCGCAATCTGATTGATGTCGGACTTGGCGATCTGCACTAAGCATCCGATCCGGATTAGCGGGTTTAGCAGGGCTCGCGCTCGAACGCCGTCTTGTGTCGCCTCTGGAACGCCTATCAAGCCTGTAGTCGACGACAGCACGACAGCCTCACCAGGTCGATAGCCGGTGATCGGCACAACCACGAATTTCCCGTTCTGAATCGACCAGCGGAAACCGTACTTGTTCGCCCAGTCCCTAGCGTAATCTCGAGTCATGCCAAACATGACCTTGCCGCGGGAAAGCGCTTGCGCAGTGCCTGCCGCCGATCCAGCAATTAGCCCGCTCGTGTCATCGGCAAATTTAACGGGCGGCGTACCATTGGCCGACGTAGCGCCAGCGATGGACGATATGACTTGCTGGGGCGTTTGTCCTGCCGCTATTGACTGGCTGATGACGGAGAAGTTGTAGAACTCGTCGCCATCGGCGCCCCAGATGTCGACATAGCTATCGACGTTTCGCTCACGTCCCGTCGCGGTTTGCTTGATCGATCCCTGGAAGATGATGCCGAAGTTACCCCCCTCGTATCCAGCCTGCAGCGTCACCGTCCCGAACTCGGTTCCGATCTTCGCGACAGTCTGCGGCGAGAGGTTATATACCCGAACATACAGAGTGTTCGGAGTTTGCGCGTCCGAGTTCGTCGTCCGGAACGTGAACCGGAACTGCGAAAGATCGAGTCCCTGGGTTCCAGTCGAGACGATCAGGCTCGCTTTCCGTCCGAACTGATTGCTCATGCCGTGACCGCGTAGAGATGCGCTGTTGTACCGAGGTTGTCGAAAACAGGAACGGTGTCGGGCGAGTTGTCCGTTTGCGCAACGAGTTGGAAGCCAAAATTGAGGTAGCTAAACTGCTCGAGAAGATCGGCACCCGTCACCATCGGAATCCCTGAAACAATCGGATTCCCGCTCGAATCAGAGATGTCGATAATCCACGACGCGTTCGCAACGTTCCACTGCACATTAAAGCCGTATGTCGTGCCACCGATCGGAATTTTAAACGTCTGCGGTTCAGCCGACAGCGGGATTTCATAGGCGGTTGTCATGGCGCGGCGTTCACGTTGTAAGTCGGCGACGGAAGCGGGTAGACGGTTCCCTTATTCACCGTTGCGCCGTTCTGTTCCGGTTTCTTCATGTTCGACGAGTCAGGTACCGTGACAGTCTGGGTCTTTGCCATCAGGATCTGCCGGCAGCCGATACGGATGATCAGACTGTTTTCCGTCTTAGCATCCGTCGTTGTCGCCAGGGACTTGACGATCATGTTCCGATAGGCGCGCTTTCCTGTGTAAATCGTGAAGAGGAAGCGATTCGACTGCATATCCAGCAGCTTGAGATACGCCGCCTTTGATGGTGATCCCTGACCATTACTACCGAACAGGCTCACCACTCCGTTGATTGCCTCAGCAGCCCCAATCACTGCCTGCAATGCTGGGCTGGCATTTGCCGCAGCGCCAAGTATCTGGTTTTTCAGGCCGGAATTGTTCGGGCTGTTCGACCAGCCCGCAGTGATGACGAGTTCGGATGGTCTCTTGAAGGCATGATCGGAAATCGCGGCTCCCTGCTCTACGGGATGGTCCGTGATTTCCAGATCATCGGTATGCACCTCTTCAATTGTCGCGTCCGGAACAAATAGGTCGGTTCCAGTGCCTCCGTCAACCAATGGATCTGAGAACCCTCGGCGCGGTTTATGGGTGAGCAGTTGGATCAGGATCTGTCCTGCCGCAACTACGTTCCCCAATGCGCTCATCTAAATGCCCCTGCGAAGTTTCTTACCATGTCGCCGTTCACCCGGCTCTGTTCGCCACTTACGGCGCGCGCCGTTCCATGAGGATCGGACGATCCGTCGATGTGGAACGTGTAGTCCTGCTGGATGTTGACGTTCGATCCGCCGCCACGAGAAGAGCCGAGGCGCGGCGCCCCCACACCACCCGTCACGCGGTTGACATAGTCAAATGTCTCTTGTGGGACGTGAGTTAGCCAATCAGCGCCGAACTTTGAAATATCCTTGTCGAGATTTCCTTCGCCCCAGTTATACCCAGCGATGGCCTTTGTGAGGTCGCCCGCATAATGACGCATCAGGTTTACGAACTTTCTTGCGGCGGCGTCAGCGGATTGGGAGAGGTCATTTGGATCTGCCAGACCATATTCCTTGGCCGTATCATCCATGAAGCCAAAATGCCCTTTGGCTCCCTTAGGCGACAGCATCTTCTTGCCGCGCGATGACTCTGCATACCAGTCGCTATCCAGCAAGCCAGCAGGTAGGCCATACTTCTTCTCGAGCCGCGAGAACAGATCCGCTATTGATGGGTCTTGAGTCGATCCGGCAGAAGACGACCCGAACCCATATGGCGATGAATACGCAGACTTTCCGTCTGGATCGTATGTCGTTCCAGTGTTGTAGCCATGCGCGTTTTTTTCCGAGCGCGACACAAAGTGACCGCTGCCACCATATGTGAAGGCGTTCTTTATGCCGTCCCATATACCGGGCCACGTTCCGCCGCCCGATGCCCCCGCCTGCGGTCGCGCACCACCTTGGCGGGAGACGAAGTGGCCAGGCTCCGTGCTATCTTTGATTGCGTTGATAGCCTCATAGCCACCATAAGCGAGGAGGCCATACCCGCTCAGCCTTCCGAGCAACCCTACCAGGCCAGCCCCACCAAGACCTGTCGAAGCGGTTGCCAGACCGCCTACCGCCCTTGTCAGTGCGAGAACCTCTGCCGCAACTCCAAGCAACTTGATTCCGGCAAGACCAATCAGAATTCCTTTCAGGCCGCCCAGCGCATCGACTACCTTATCGATTTCGTGAGCCGTTTTATCCCAATCTATACTGTCGATCCAGTGCGCAAGCTGCTGGACGGCATCGGCGATCGCCTTGGCGACATCTCCCGCATGCGTCTCCGCCCACCTCTCAAACTTGTCGATCAGAGGCGTCATGACCGGAACGAGCTTGGACTCTATAACTATCCAAAGCTTGTCAAAGTCACTGATAACACGCCGGATGGAATTGTTGAACTCCTTTCCCGCGAACGCGGCGCCTTCAGGATCAATGCCCCACCGCTTCAGACTTTCCGCGTACTTCTTCTGCTCCTCTTCGAGCTTCGGAAGCCCGTTTTCAAGCATCAGCAGCGTGTCCGGATCGATCCCGAACAGCCCCGCATATGCAGCGGCGACATACGGCTGTTGCGACTTCATCTTCTCGATGAAGCTGGTGAACCTTTCTGCCGGATTTCCGCCTTTAACGCCCAGCGAATCAAGCAGGCTGCCCGATCCTGGATTCAGGCGCAGCGTCCTGGCGAAGTTTTCGAGCGATCCCTGCGCCTGGTCAGCAGTCAGCCCGATCTGGCCCGCCGCGTATCGCAGGGCCATGAGGTTGCCGACCGTTGCACCGGTACGCTGCGAGGCGTAGTAAAGATTCTCCATTTGACTGGAGATGATCTTTACGCCTGCAACGACACCAGTCGCCGCGGCAGAAACCGCCAAGCCGACATTTCTGACCGTCTTGGTGACGCCGTCGACTGAGTCGACGAACTTCTTCATCCCGACTTCATCAACCTTGAACCCAAGGCCTACGAGGAACTCACGAAGGACGTTATTGCTCACCTGTTACGCTCCGCTTGCTGTCTGAGTATTTCTTCGTTTGCAGAACGCACATCAAGCGCGTCATTCAAAAATGCGATGTCTTCGAGACCCAATGTTCCGTCGACCAGCGATTCATATTTGCAAAGCCCTTCCATAACGGGCCTGATCAGCCAGTCTTCACCATCAGGCAGCGACAGCAGCGCGACATTGTTCGTCTGTGCGCTACTTATGCCACTGCCGCGCCGTTGAAAAAACCGCCGATGTTCTCTTGGATAACCTTCACCGCGAGCTGGATCATCTGGCCCATGTCCATATCCTCGAACATGAGGCTACCGCCGCGCGCGATCACCGGAGCACCCTGGCCGTTCGGCTGGAGGCGCTGGCAAACGCCGAGGCAGATGTCCAGCACGTAGTCAACGTCCTCGTCCGACATGCCGGAGAGAGCGTCAGTGAGCGGGCCGAGGAATGCAGCGAATCCTGCGCTCTTGTCCGGAACGCTGCTCATACCGGCCAGCAACGGAGCCAGCCGGCGAGCAACGTGGAACTGTTTGCGTGCGTCGATACGGCCGATACGATACTTCTGGCCGCCGACTTCTACGATGTCATTCATGGGTTACACCCCGATACTGAGAGCGGGGTCCATTACGCCGATGTCGAACACCCATTCGATCGTGCCGGCTTCCATTGCGTAGGTGTTGTTCGGGAACTTCGAGAACGCGACCTGCTGGCAGGAATACTGTTCGCCGCGAACGATGTCCGATATCGCCAGCACGCCTTGGCCCCAGTTGGCCGAGCTCGTGCGCTGGAAGTTGTACATCGCTGATAGCTTGCCGTTCGTCGGCGACGTCTTGAGCAGGCGCACCGTGGCGCGGCCACCTTTGCCCGGATTCAGACTGTGCATCACCGAACCATCGGCCCCGATGACCATCGTGTTGGCGTTCTCGACGAATTCGATCGTAATGCCTTCTTTTGCATCGCCCGCGCCGTCACCCAGCGTGATCGAACCGCCGGGGCCGGTAAGGGTCGACGCCACATCTTGAAAACTGTAAGTGCTCATGTGTTATCTCGCTTATTGATTGACGGTCACGGCGAAGTCGATCGTATGAACTGCACCGGCCAGCTTTACAGCGATCTGGAACGGCACCGACTTGCGCGCGGCGCGGTCGGCCTGGCTTTGCGATGCGACGGGCGGCTGGAAGACGTAGTAGCCCTTCGGCAGGAAGTCGCCTTGATTCAGCGTGCCGAAGCCACCGCTATTCCACACACCAGGCGCGAACAGGCCGTTGTTGACGTACTGCTGGCAGACGCCTTCGATGTCGGTTGCGAGGATGTGCATGCCCGCATCCGTCTGCGGGATCTTCGTCGTGCTGGTGAACAGGCGATTGAACAGCGCGTTTTGCACGTCGATCAGGAACGCATCCATGCCTACGATCGTGTCGATGTACTCGCCCGATGCGACCTTGGCCGGCTCGATGATCGCGGTGCCGTTGTTGTACGCGACGAACACGTTGCAGTTCTTGCCTTCGAGGGCGTTCATCTGCGTGGCGTTGAGCGTTTCCGGCGCGACACCCGGCTCCTGCTTGAACTGCAGCGTGATGACCGTGTTGTTGCCGTCGTAGTCGACAGTCAACTGGCGGCCAAGCAGCGAGTTCACCGCATACGCGCTGTTGCTCGAGAACTGCGTACACGTCTTGTTGTAGCCGAGCGTCTGAAGCTGTGCGGCGATGTCGGTCGTGCTTTGCGATGTCAGAACGCCCGCTTCCTGCGTCGTGACGCCATAAAAGTGCTTGTTGTTCGTCGACTCGATGAATGCAGCGAGCGCGAGGTGATCGGCATCCGTCGCTTGCGGCACCGTCAGGCCGTACCATTGCTGGCCGAACTGGTTATCGAACAGAGCCGCAGCAGCAACCGCCGTTTCAGCAGCAACACCGTTGGCGACGAATGCGCCCGACGATGCCGAGGTCATGCCGAGCAGGGCGGAGATGTCCGTACCGCTGCCGCCCGTCAGGGTCGCGCCAGAAGGCGTTGCAACCGATGCGGCCAGCGTGAACGTATTGCCCGATGCGCCAGGCGTCTTGTAGACGACCTGGATTGCCGTGCCAGCCTGATTGACCGAGTACGTTGCCTTGACCAGATTCGTGTCAGCGGACTGGTTCAGGAACGTGACCGCATTCGCCAGCGTCGCCGCGAGGTTCGCGCCGATCAGGATCTGATTTCCGGTCGTCAGCGACGTGACGAACGTAACGAGAGTTCCGCCGATCGTGATCGTGGCCGCAGCGGTCGGGTTCACGGCGAACGTGATCGCACCGTACGCAGTCGGAGCCGAGGCGAAGCTCAGCGTCGACGTTGCGCCCGTCGTGCCGTCCGTGATGATGAATTGCGCGAAACTCGAATTCCAGACGCACGTCGAACCTGCGACGGCCGCAGCGAGAGCCGTCTGGATCAGCGCTGCGATGCCGTTCAGATTGACCGACGAGCCGAAGCTGGCCGGCGAGATGGTGAACGGCGAACCGTTGATCGTGATCGAGAATGCCGGCGTCGTGATCGCGGTGAAGTTCGCGATTGCCTGTTGAGCCGTCGACAGCGTAGCGCCGAACAGTTGCGCGTTCGTGGCGGTTTGCGCCCAGCGACCGATCAGCACGTTGGCCGGTTGGGGCGACTGGCCGAACCACGCCACTGCAGCGAGATATTCAGGCGCCGTCGTGCCAAAGTCCGCGGCGACTGCCGGCGAACTGAAGTACTCGCGCATACGGGATGCGACGTCGATCACAGGCGACGAGCCAAGAATCAACTCGGTATTCAGGTTCTGCGCCTGCGCCGCGTTCGGCGACAGATTCACTGTCCCCTGAATCAAGCGAGAGATAGGAAGTTGACTCGTCGTCATTTAGTGGGTTCCCAATGAAAAAAGCCCGCACAGTGGCGGGCCTAGAAATCGTTGCGTGAAGGTGTTACTGGTCGACGATGATCGTCTCGGTGCGCGGGTCAGAATCGACCGTCGCCTGTGCGGACAGGATGGTGAGAATCGGGTACGTGCGGACAACTCGACGGCGGATTCGCATGCTCAGATCGAACCGCCTTACCCATTGCTGATTAATCAGGGCGGGGGCAGTGACGATCGATCCAACTTCCACCAGTCCCATTTCGAACTGATCGAGCGTCGAATTGTTCTGCTGCACGTACATGCCGTCGCGTGCCTGCGAAGCGAAGTTCAGCGCATTCGCGCCGTAGAAACTGCACAGTACAGAGATGATCTCGTGCCGGATGAACGTTTCGTTACCCGCGGGGTTAAGTTGCTCGTACGAGTTCGCGTCGTGCTCGATGCCCGTCACGCCGACCGCGCACCAGTTCGTCGCCGGTTCGGGCTGCTTCGGCACAGTCGACTGCCAGCGAGGGCGCACCATGTTTCCGGGTAGGCCCGTCAGTCCGATGATGAGCTTCTGAAAGATCGAATCTAGGCCCGCGTCTTCAGGCGGTGCAGCACCGGTCGGCTGCAAATAACCGGCGATGCTTGAATCACCCGCCATTTGAACCTCCCGACAGCGGAATCAGTTCGCAGTTCGCTGCGGTGAAGCCGATCCCAAAACGGGACCAGTCGCCCACGTTGGTAACGGTATAAGCGCGACCATTCCACGTCACGATATCCGCATCCTGCCCATCGCTACCAGCCTGCAGCAGGAACCGGCTATGTACCGTGATCGAGCCGTTGATATGCGACCCTTGCGCGAGGCGCATCAGCATATCGCCGCTGTTGTTCGTCACCACGCCGTAGAAGGGCGTCGAGATGGCGGAGTCCGTCGCTATGCCGTTGTCGTCGACGGTCTGCTTTTGCCGCGCGCAGACGAGGCTATCGACGAAATCTGCGTCGAGCAAAATTTCGCTGACATCCAAAAGTGGCGGCATGGCTAGTCTTTGTCGCGGACGACGTGTGTAATGGCGTTGCGAAGCGCGCCGCTGTTAATCAACGGAATTATGCCGGCCTCGGTCTGAGCCTGCGCCGGATCAGTGCCCGAATCGACAGACTTCAGATATTCCTTTTCCTCCGGGCGCATGCTCTGCGTCTGCCGGCTCCTGTGACGATTTCGGATCGTCTCGGGCGAGAGGGCGGGAGGAATGTTGCTGCCGATCTTTTTCTTGACGGACGACTCTGCGATCAAGCCGGCTGCCGTCATTTGCCGCTCTGCGCCAGACAAGTTTCCGCCTAGCGCTGCGTCTGCAGCCTTGCCAAGCCGGTCGGCGCATTGGTCCTGCACGTCGGCGACGCCAGGCACAAGGAACGGTCGGGCAGGGACGTTATGCTCAGGAGAGCCCGTCTCCATCACATAGCCGATCTGGGCATTGGTGATAGGTGTGTCAGTACGCTCGGGAGCGCTATCAGGGATGCCGACGAGCACATCCTTTTTCGTCAACTTGTTGATGGCGTCGATGATCGACTTCATCTTGTCGGTCGTCATCGTTGCGCCAGATTTCATGTTGCTCTCAGCAATACCCGTTGATCTGCAAGCCGCCCGCGCCGAACATGCGCGCCAGCGAGAGGTAGCGCGCACCGTAGCTGGTGAGGTTCCAGAAGCCGCCGCCATCCAGCGCCGCAGCACCCGTGTCGTAACTCGTGCTGACCTTATCGACCGCCTTGGCCGACGTCGGCCCGGTCATCACACCGGGAACGCCGCCGACAGCGGCAGCGGTCTGGTCGCGCACGGACAGGACGAGGTGATGCGCCGTGACGAGCTCAATACCGATGTTGGTCAGTTCCACCCACCGATCAGCATTCACCAACGATGCCGCCACCGTCAGCCACGTCTGGATCAACGAATCCGGATAACGCGTAGGATCGTTGAATTCTGGGAAATCTGTGCGTAGCTGAGCGGGCGTGACGGTCATGATTTAGCGGGGCGATCGGTTTTGCGCGGCTCCGCCTTGGCGGCAGCAACCTCGTCAGTGTGATGCAGCACGAACCAGTGCGACTCGTAATCTGCGGGAATCTCGTCGCCAGCCTTGAAATAGAGAGGCCGGCTATCGTCGCGCAGCAGGGTGAAATCCTGATTGGCGATGCGTGTCATCTTATGCTCCGCGAAACTGCCGGGGTCGTCAACCTGCAACAACACCCGGCAACCGGTTAGATTGCGTCTCTGTAACTGACCGTAGTGCTATATCGAAACTCCACCTGGCCCATACGTGCCCAATAAGTAGTAATTTGATAGAGCGAACGATATTCCAGCGGCGTGCGCTGCAGTTCCGTCATCGGGTACTGGACATACTTCTTGTCCTTGTTGTACGCGACCATACGGTCCACCGTGCCGAGCGTACCCGGCGTGCCGCCCACGCCCGCGCCGATCAGCCACTTCAGCGGCAAGATTTCCAGTTTCGTGCCCGACTTCGTGCAGATGTTGTTCTCGAGCAGGTACGTCAGAATCGAGTAGTTCGCCGCGGTGTTGACCATCGTCGACGCGAGGTAGCCATACTGTGCCGGCGGTACGAGCAGACGGTTCGGCATCACCTTCCAGCCTGCATTCTGCCAACTGGTCGTCAAGATTTCGTTGACGTCCTTCAGGATTTCAGCCGGAGTCTTGGTCGTCCACTGCGGCGTGGTGCTAGCACCGTTCGCCACGTTCGACGGCGTGATGATCGAAGTCGAGTTGACGAGGCCAGCCGTGCCGATCGTCGCATCACCAAAATAGACGAGGTTGTCCAAGTCCATATTGCGCTTGAGGTTCATGCCCTCAACCTTCTGCGCATCGACCGGCTGGCCGAGGGCTTGCGCCTTCACCAGTTCGGGAACGGTGTACTTGACTTCAGCACCCCACAGGCGCATTGCCTGTGCGGTCTTGCCGATGTCCAGCGACGGTCCAGCGATCGCGTTGGCTTCGTTCGAAATCCAGTTGATGCCACCCGGCGTCATGCCACCCGACATAGCGAATGCCGAGTTCGTGAACGACGCGAGCTCGTCAGCCGGCGAAACGTCCGTGCGGATGTCGATGTCGCGCGACCAGGTGAATTCGACGAGCGGCTCGTTGAGCGTCTGGTCCAGACGTTCGAGCTGGCCGATCAGGAATACGCCGGTCGAGTCGAGCGTTGCCTGGTCATACGTCATCATGCCGTCGGTCGTGTATTGCCGAACCGTGCGCGGCGAAGCCATTGCAATTGCGGCAGCGCTAGCCAAAAAAGACTTGCTGTACTTACTCATTAATCCCACCTTTGTGTAGGCGTAAAAAAACCCGCAAAAGCGGGGTTAGGAGATTCAAAACAATGATTAGATGTTGTATGATTTATTTAGGATCACACACCACATCGATATGAAAACTAAGAACTGGTACGGCTTTACAGTCCTGACCGACAACGTCCCTACACAATGTGCCGGCATTTACGCGATCACACACATTGAAACCGGAATGGTCTACATCGGCATAAGCGGGGACCTTGAGAAGCGCATCCGGGATCACGCCCGGCCTTCAGGCGCGTACTCGAAACTCGGCAAAGCAATTGCGGAAATCGGAGCCGAAAACTTCTTGGTTACACCGCTTTTCTACACACTCGACAAAACCGCTGACGGTCTAACGAGAATCGAATCGGAATTGATCGTGTTGCACGACAGCATCAACACCGGATTCAATGTGATCGCCAATAGCAGCAAGGCCGGAAAGCGAGGCGAGGCGTTTCGAAGGGCGGCGTACGCGGGCCGAAATACGCCGGAGGCGATTGCGAATCGACGGCGCCTCGCTGCCGACAAAGAACTTGCCAAGAAACGAGGCGATGCCATCAGGAAGGCTCAAGCTCGCCCCGAAACAAAAGAGAAGCTTCGCAATCGTCATAGGGCGCCCATGACGCCGGAAGGGTTTGATCGCATGATGGCGGCAACCGTGGCCTACCATAATGACCCCGAGATTCAAGCCAAAAAGTCGGTGACGATGAAACTGAATCACGCCAATCCAGAATTCAAGGCGAAGCATCTGGCGGGTGTCCGCGAGGCCAATGCGAATCCAGAGAGAAACTCCAAGATCTCAGAGAGTCGCAAGGGAGGCATGTGGATCACCAACGGGATAGAGCAGACCTTTGTTAGGTCTGACTCAGAAATCCCGTCAGGATGGTCGCGCGGCAGGCTCAAATGGGCAAAGCCTAAATATTCACCGCCAGCTCCGTAATGCCATATGCATCGGCAGGACCGGTGAAGTACCAGTTCGACGGCATCGCGATCGTGTTGGTCGTGTCCGAAGCGGCTTCGAAGCCGCCGAGCGGCTTGCCGGCGGACGGCGTAGCAACGCGCACGTACACGGTGCCGCCCTTGGCTGCTGCAGCAACACCGCCGAGCGACACCATCACGTAGCCGCGCTTCAGGATGTCGGTCACGCCCGAAGTCGGCGGCGTCGACGTACCCAGCGGGTCGGTGCCGTTCGTCTGGATCGGGAAGACGCGAAGGTTCACGCCTTGCACGAGTGCCGCAGTGTCGCCCGACAGATTGATCGGCTGAACCTTGCCCGATACGTATTTGACGGCCACGCCAAACACGGTCGGCGGAGTCGCAGAGTCGATCAGTTGAGTCTCGATCGTCGCGACTTCAGCGCGTTGAAGGTCACCGGCGAAACCAGCCGGCATGCGGAATTGATAAGCTTGCAACGAGGGCATGTCGGCTCCTTAAGCTTTGCGGGTCGCCCAAAAATCGGCGTGACGTTTGTTGATATCGATTGCTTCTGCGGCAGCGTCAGTCGTCTTTCGAGCGACGCTCTTGTTCTTCTGCTTGACGAGTTCCGAGGCGGCATGGAAGGCCATCTTTGCAGCGGCACAATCCATCTTCGAAACGTCGGCATCGCCAACGATGGCGCGCACGAGGTCAGCATTGCTGTTCTCGAGCGAGGCACGGAGAGCGCGGCGACGCAGAACGCAGATGGCGTCGGCGGTCTTCTTGCCGTCAAGCTTGGCGTCGAATGTCGGCAGCTTCACGCCAGGCGCGAGGATTTCAGCGCGGGCCTTGGCGTCTTGGAACTCGTCGCGGAAGGAAGCGGAATCGTTCGTGGCCGAAACGTCGTCCTTCGGGTTGTCCTCGTCGGGATCTTCGTCTTTCGTTTCGCCCTTCTTCTCTTCCGACTCGTCTGCGTCCTTGGTCTCGTCCTTCTTTTCCTCGTCCGAGTCCTTGGTTGCGCCAGCCGATTCGTATTTGTCCATACGCTCGCTCAGAGCAGCGACCGAATCGGCAATGCCCTTGATCGAATCCATGACTTGCGCCATCGGATCGACCGGAGCGTCTTCATCCTTCGTGTCTTCCGAGGCGTTGGCCTTTTCAGCACCCGGCATGTGAATGTGGATCGCCGGCACGTTTTCAGCCATGCCAGCGTCGTCCTTGACTTCCTCAGACAGCGCTTTTTCAAAGGCTTCCGAATCGCGCGTCATGAAGAGTTTGCGCAACTTGTCCTTGAGGGACTCGGCGCCTTGCTTAATAGCCATCTGGGGTTCTCCAAGTGATGGGTGTCGTGAATCACGGACGGAACAAACTGGACCGCATCGCGGATTGGGCACGAGTGCCGCATGATTCGCCACGATGGTGGTTTGCCGCGCCCGTCCCGGCGCGATTTGCTCATAGTCGGCGTCGTATCCCACGCTGATGCCGCGCAGGCCGTTGTTGCGGACCTCGTTGATTGCGAATTTGTCGGTGATCAGAAGGTCGGCGAGCAGAAGGTCGTCTTGGTCTCCCTCGCCGCGGCGCGGGTTGTGAATCGTCCCTTTGGTGAGAACTGCCCACGTGTCCGGCGTAACGAACTCTTTGGGATGTCCGATCGTTACCGATTTTCCCAGCAGGCTCGCCAACGTTTCGGGGGCGAACACAACTTCAGGCGTGCGCTCGACGTAAATGATTCCGTCCGGGCCAGCCTCAAGTTCAGGGAACTCGATGTCGGCGTATTCCTGAATGCCGGTGCGCGCTATGGGCACCGATTCGCAGATAAGGTAACCCTCGGGGGTCTCGGACTGATTTGGTCCTAGCTCCTCATCAGCGAAAAAACCGGTCGTAGTGATCGAGTCGGTTGTGCGCTTCGATTTGCACGCGCCGCATTTGCAGGGTTCTGGCATGGCTTACTTCGCTGCAGTAATGCGCACCTGCGCGTTTTCGCCGGTCGTGATTGCGGCAATCGCCGTCTGGGCATTGAGGTTCATCGTTACCGGGACGTTAGGAATGAGCGGATGGCCGGCAGCGACCGTCACCGATGCTCCATAGCCGACATAGGCAACACCGGGACCGAGATTGGTCAGGATGAC